TCAAGGTGCATTGTTCCAGTTATATGATACAGATTTAGTAGAACTACAAGATACAACAGTTTATCCAAACAGTACATTCAAAGGCGATAGAATTTTTGATTATGGAAAAAGTTCTGGACGTATTGATGAAAGTTTAGGGTTCTCACCACGTTATGTCGACTATGGCAATACACCAGGATTAAGTTTTGATTTAGAACTAGGTGCAAAACGTTATCATTATAATGAGATTCGAGAAAATAGTACATATCATCAAACATTTGATACAGGTAATACACAAGAAATTCTAGGTTACTATTTTTATAAAATGCTAGATACTGGTAAACATTATAATGGCTGGAAATTACTAAGAACAGGACAACCGGTAAAGCGTCATGCAACATATAATGTAATTGATAGCACAACACCTATTGTAGTTGATTTAGGTACAACAGATCTACACACAGACAACAAGTTTATTATTAATCAAAAAAATAGTTTATATTATTTTAGTACTTGTTCTACCGAAAATGCAAGTACTAAAATACATAAAGTTTCTAATAACAATCCAGACATGTTTGTTAGTAAAGGCAGAGAATATCATATACAAACATTATTTGATATTTCTGATATTGAATTTACAGACTTTGATGGTAATGCACTTGTAGATGTAACAATAACTGCAGTAGACAATTATAATATCACTTTAACAGTAGACGCTGGTTATACAGATAGTGTTATACGTTATCGTGAAGTAGGAAATACATCTAATACTGGTTTAATTTATGTTGATACAAACACAAATCATTTAAATTTAAAAGTTTATATCAACGGAAAAGAAACAGTATTTTATACACTTGCTGATACAAAACTTACTATAACACACGATTTTATTAAAGATGATGTAGTTGATGTTTATTGGTGGAGTGACAGTGAACTAAATCGTAGAGCAGCAGGAAACTTTGAACCTGCAGATACACACTTGTATAATCCATTTAATGATTGGGCAACTGAAGTAAGTTTTGGTGACTTACAAGATCATTTACGTTCACAAGTAACTAATATTCCTGGGTTCAATGGCGACTATTTTGGTCATAATAATTATGCACAACTACCTCGTGCACACGACTTTGGAGGCACCATAAGAAAGCAACCATATAGTACTGCACTATTAACTCAACTATCATCTGACGTTGATACTAACATTTATAATAGTATTAGATATGCTGCAGCAAACTATAAAAAATTTAAAGAACAGTTTTTAAGAAAAGTAGAACAACTACACAAAGATTTACCTATTGAAACACCAGTACACGAAATAGTTGATCGTGCATTATCTGATGTTAATCTAGGAAAAGGATCTGACAGCGCATATGCTAATAGCAATATGGTAATGTTTAAAAACTTTGAAAGTGCAGATTATGCGTGGCAATCAGGTGAACCTACTACTTTTAAATTACCAAGTGTCATTAACACATATAACGATGTAATTAATCATGTTCAAGCATGGGTCGAAGATAACGATGGATGGCACAGTTTAGTTAAAGACGTTGACTATACACTAACTGCAAACAAAATTACTGTTAATAAATCAATTACGTATAAAACGTCAAACAATAGTGCAGCACTACATGTTCGTTGGTATGCAGTTAATAGTGAAAGTTTTGTTCCCCCGAGTGCAGTTAAGTTAGGATTAATTAAACCAACTGTACCTGGGTTTGAAAACTTTGATGTTGAAAGCGATAATATTTCAAGCAGAAGTGTGCTTGTTGGACACGATGGTAGTATTACTACAAGACAAGGAAACAATATTACTGATAGATCTACTGTAGGATTTAGTATTGCTGACGCTGCTTTATACGATTTAGAGTTAAGAATTTACAATAATTTAAATACAAAACTACATAATATAGTTGACTATAAAGAAATCATGCCAAGTGCAAATCGTCCAACAAGTTATACATGGGATGATTTTATTGCAGCACTTGAGCCAGACTTTAAACGTTTTGTTATCACTAGCGGATTAACATCAATAACAGATCCTGAGTATTATAATCTTGCTAACAAATTTACCTGGAATTATAGTAGTGTAGGTCCAGGTATCGGCGGCTGGAGAGGATTGTATAGATATTATTTTAATACTGATCGTCCTCATACACATCCTTGGGAAATGTTAGGATATAGTATTAAACCAACTTGGTGGGATGCAAATTATAGTTGGACATTTACAGTAAAAAGAAATGCACTAATAACAGCATTAAAAACAGGACATTTCAATGATCCTGCCGAGACACCTAAATATAATCTTACATATGCATATACCGGATACGACTGGGATAATCAAATACTTGTTACAACTGCAAATGTACTAAATGATCCTGTTACTGCTGGTGTAGTTACAGCACCTGGATTAGCAGAACGTGCTGCAAATTTTGTATTTGGAGATATGTCGAGTCTCGAGTTTGAATGGGTTAAAACCAGCGAGTTTAAGTTTTTACAAATACTAGCATTATTACGTTTGCGTCCTCTTTGGATTACAAACACATTTTTTGATAGTACCAATAGACAGGTTATCAGAAATGTTAATATTCCTGATGATATTATCGTTGATGCAAATGTAAAACAATTAGGCAACTTTAGAAATACTAACTTGTCTAATACATATTATAGTGACAGTATTGTTGAAAAAATTGATGTTAAATCTAGTTCAGATGTTACAGTTACACCTAGTATTAATATTTTTGGAAACTTCGGAACTGATGCTACAGCAACGGCAATTGTTGAAGATAACAAAGTAGTTGCAGTAAGTGTTACTAATCCTGGTAAAGAATATCAAAGTAAACCAGGACTAGTGTTTAGTTCTGGTAATATTGTTGCTGAATCATTTTTAATTAAAAACGTTAAAAAATATTTCATTGGATTAAGTAATGCAGTAATTGACTTTGCACATTATAATAACACTTCTGCTACAACAATAGAAGATAGATTTAAAAATGCAAGTATACAGCCTATTGTCAAAGCAGGCGGATTTATTAATCCAAACAAGCAATCATTTATTTTAGAAAGTAGTCAAGGAAAAGGCCGTGTAACTATTCCAGAGGAAAATTTACAAACACTACTATACTTAAATCAACCTAATCACGAAACATTTATGGGCGGATTGCAACTTACTAAATTAGCAGTAGGTTTTAGTGTAGTAGGCATTGACCGAAACAATATGAGTGCATGGTATTTTGAGCCAATAAAAAGTAGTAAAAAAATTATTTCAAACTTCGGCGATATTGCACTTGAAAGATATGGATCATACACAACTATTCCAAGTAAACTGTTGTATGGCGATAGTATTTCTAATTTACAAGATACATATAGTTTTATACTAGGACACGGTGAATATTTAAAATCACAAGGATGGGTTACTAACTGGCAATCAACTGCAGAAGAATTTGTAGTGTGGAGCCAAACAGCAAATACTGGCGATACATTTATTTGTATTCCTAGTACAAACAAATATGAAATATATGATGGATCTCGTGGTTACTATGATACAGTTATCAATCGTTATGATGGTATTTACAATCTAATTGATCATAACGGAGATGAAATTTCTCCCGATAAAATTATTGTAAGTAGACCTGTTAATTCTACAGAAACTTCAATAACTACAGTAGAAACAAAAGAAAATGATACACATATATTAGGATTGCGTTTATATCGTGTTGAATTAGAACATGCAATTATATTAGAAAACGAAACAGATTTTGATGATATCATTTATAGACCAGAAATTGGACAACGTCATAAAAGAATAATATGGCGTGGTTCTAGAACAAAAGAGTGGAACGGTAAACTTTATTCACCTGGTTACTTGGTTACTGACAATACAATTATTGATAACTTTGATACAACTGCAAATGCATCTCTTGATTATTTTACTACATCAAGTGCAACTGTTAATAATGAGCAATCTGTTAATGCTGCAAGATTTAACATTGGTTATAATAAACCAGATTGGTCAAATTATCTAACGTTAAACGATGATAGTATTTTTAATTTTACAAAAGGATCTAGAAAATATAGAGGTACTAAGTATGGTCTCAATGCATTTATGAGAAATACTAGTATATTAGGTGGTGTGTCAGACGCTAACTTATATGAATTATGGGCTATAAGAACTGCTGATTTTGGCGATATTAGAAGTAGAGATACAGTTGAATTTACAATCAACGATGAAGCATTGTCTACAAGTCCTCAAGTAGTTAAGTTTCATAATGATGATCATGATGATATTAGTATCGACGATGTTATTAATATTGATCCAACAAGTCCATTATTAGTAACTGGATCAACTGAAAATGTATTTAGAACTCGTCCAAGTAAAAAATACAATGTTTTGACACTTACTGAACTAACACAGTTTAATAATGATTTTGTTACAGCCGGATTACCTTTATTAACAGAAACTGATTTTAGAGTAATTAACAAAGAAGACTTTGAAGCGTTTCCTGTAAAAAATAAAGAATCATATGACTTCTCAGGTACGTATGAAGAAATTGATGCATGGAGCAATAGAGTATCATATAAAACAAATGACTTAGTAATACACGAAGGATACGTTTGGAGAATGGTCGATCCTGACGGATCAAGTGGACTTCAGCGTCCAAACGAACCAATTGAAGTTATAGGTCGTGTTAGTACACCGAGTGTTCCGTCTGATGGACAAACACTTGTCATTGATAATGTTGTAGTTACTATTAAACGTACAAGTGAAAGTACTAAATTAGAAACTATTGAAATTACGGGATCTGAAAATTTAAATGTACAAGGTGTACCAAATGGCTCAACTTTAACAATAGGACAAAATAGTTCAATAAATCAAACTTTAACGTTTGAAAATGAAGTAATTAATCTAGTATGGCAACCTGCAACAAAAACAGGAAATGTAACTAACTTTTCAGTAGAAGGTAATACCGACGGTAGCAAAGAATTAATTATTGATGGTGTTAGTATTGTTTTTGACGATGCAGCACCTATAACAACAAATGTTAATATTGAGGACGGTTATCAAGCAGCATTTAGTTCAACTTTTACTACTAACCAATCAACAATTAACAGTCTTGTAAGTACAAAAATTTCAACATTTGAATCATTTAGAACTTCTGTTATTGACAATCAAGGCATTACAGGATGGAACCAAGTTCTTGTGGATTATTTTGATACAGTATCTGGTATTGATATCAATTATCTAGAGTCAATTCGTAATACTTTTGCTGTAGGATCAGAATCTGAACTTGATGCATTAATTGTAACTGATTTAGCCATAATAAATGCTATAGCAGGTACAAGTCACACTGACCATACGCTAGTGCCAATTTTAGATATTAATACAGCAAAATCTGCACTAGATACTGCACCATACATTACTAATATAAGAAATTTTGCAGTTAACAATTCTACATCTGCATTTATTGCAAGTGAAATTATTGCAACAGAAACTACAAATGGTAACAAAATTTATAGTGATGTAGAAGTTGTACAAAAAATTAATGATGCAAATATTCCAAATGTAACAGCCAGTTTAACTGCCGCAGGAAACTTGTTTATTAGTAAAGATGTACCTAATGCTACAACTCAATTTAGTTTGGTTATTAGTTCTGCTACTGCAAATACAGAAGTAGGTTTTGCTACTACTAACGAAACTATCAGAAGTAGTGGTGTTAACGTATTAAGCACACCAGATTTAACAACTGTAGAAGTTGTAGAACAGATAAATGCTGCTGGTATTCCTAATGTATCTGCAATTGCATTAAGTTCTGGACAAGTACGTATTTTAAGTAATGCTGCATCATTGTTCATTGGTGCTGGAAGTGCTAATAGTTTTATCGGACTTAACACAGGTATAACACCTGCACAAGTTACAACAATTACAGTTGACAGGACCAGTGACTTAACTGATACTATTAGTTCAATTAATAATGCAAACATTCCTGGTATTACAGCAAGTAATAGTAATAACAGATTAAGATTAGTAAGTACAAACGAAACAATGGAAATTGGTAGTAATGGTACTGCTAATGTTACACTTGGAATCACTGCACAACTTTATGTTGCATCCCCCGGAACAGTTAGTAATGTTTTTGAAACTGAGCGTTACGATGATTTAGGAAATTCATACACGATATTTGAAAAGACTGAATTTGATCCGCATGTGTTTAGTATATGGACTGCTGATAACAGTGAAAAATCTAATATTAATGCAGGTTACAATGTTTATCAGGCTATGCACTTTAGTATGTTTATTACAAAAGCATGTGCCGGCATTGAAGAAGCAGACGAAGCGCAGATAACAATTGATTTACGTGATTATTCAGATGAACATCAACCGTTTCATAATTTACAAGTTGGTGATTATGTATTAATTGCTGGTAGTAATACTGTTCCTAGTATCGACGGTGTTAGAAAAGTAACAAGAATTGATACAGAAAATCCTAATATGTTCTACATTGATGAATATATTCAAGAAGAAGGCAGTGCTGGTAATGTATATCCAATTAGAAGTGTTAGATTTAGTAGTTATGCAGATCTAATAGCAAACTTTAATTCTTATGTTACAAATCCTCTAAGCACTGATGCTCCTGTTGTGTTTAAATATAATTTCGGAGGTAAAAGACACAACGGCGATCCGTTGTATGCTTTTATTGACGATGATAATGGTGCACCTGCAGTATATCGTTACACAGGTAAATTTAGATTAACATCAGGAAATTATGATGGTAACTGGGTTAAAGTTAGAACAGCACCAAATCAATCAAGAAGCGACTTAGTAGAAAATGTAAAAGTATACGATGCAAACAAACGTACATTAATTAGTGTATTAGAAATATATGATCCTGCAAAAGGAATAATTCCTGGATTTATCGATAGCGAAATTGATTTAAAATCAACTGCAGATAATGCAATTTACAACTACACTACATATAACGGCTATGAAGAAAATGAAGATGCATGGACTGATAGATTTATCGGAACACGCTGGTGGGATTTATCTACTAGTATCTATTTAGATTACGAACAAGGTACTGAAAAATATCAACAGCAACAATGGGGTAGACTATTTCCAGGTTCCGAGATTGAAATTTATGAATGGACACGTAGTTCTGTGTTACCTGAGGAGTATGAAGAATTTGCAGCAACTGGTGGTAGTTTAGATGGCACTATTGCTACAGGTCAACCATATTCAAAAGTAATAGACGGAGAAACTAGATACTTCTGGTCTGAATATTCATACTTTAATCCAGCAACTAAAACTTCACAAACAAATTATTACTTCTGGGTTAAAAACAAAGAGTCATCATCTGGCATACGAAATTACAATGTTAATCAATTAGCAAACATGTTGACTAATTTTAAAGATTTAGGTATATCATGGGCAGCATCTAGTTTAGATAGTAACTTACTATTAGCCAATATTGATAAAATAATAACAGATGATACAGTTATACAGATTAATCAAATCTACGAAAGCAATAGTTTGCCATTGAATGAATGGACATTGCTTGCTGAAAATGATCCTCACACTGTAATACCTGAATACTTGCATATTAAAATACGTGATAGTTTAGCAGGATATAATAACTATCATGATTTATATACATACACTGAATGGAATGCTGCATCTGTTTATAACCGAGAGTCTGTTGTAACTAAAGATGATAAGTTTTATATTTGTTTAGATGATAATGTAAATGTCACTGATCCTGTTACAGATACAAATGAATTACATTGGGCGAGAGTGTACAATTATAATTTACCACCCGAAACAGAATCAACTGACATTGAAATTTGGCGAGGGCAGCCTGTGCCAGATTTGAGACTACATGAATATAATAGATATGGACATTTAACTCGTCCAGCACAAAGTTTATACAGAGATATTACTAATGCAAGACAAAACTTTGTTGATGCAACAAATGAATATTTAGAAGATATTTGTGTTATATCAGAGATTTTAAATTGGGATAGTGTTTTCTACACAACTTACGTAGAAGGCGAAGTTGAATATAAATTAGAGCATTATTGGAACTTTGTAGATTGGTCTTATAAAAAATATAATAACGATGGTATGCTAATATATAAACATGATACAAGTGTACAACCAGACTACACATTCGACAATATAACTAGTATTATTCCGGTGTTGCCAGATGTTAATGCCGCAGCAGATATACCAGATGGTAGTTATATATACATTAAAAATAGTTTACACGAAGATGGTATTAACAGACCTGAAATGTGGTATAAGGAAAATGGAACTTATAGCCTTCGCTGGAAAAAGAATGGTACAATTGCACTAAGTGATGAGTTATGGTTAGAAAGTAAGTTTGGACACGGATTCGATGCTGCTGGGTTTGATATCAGTGGCTTTGACAGTGGTGTTTCTAACATTATTAATTTACTAATGGACCTACTAAGAAGTAAAGTATTTGTCGGACAGTACAAAGAATTTTATAATAAATTATGGTTTAGATGTTTGTATCAAGCAATTATTGAAAATACAGCAGATGACTTTGCATTTAAAACTACGTATGTAAAACTAGCAGTAGACCATCCGCTTATTAGAGATCCTAAGACATATCAAAATTATGGAACAACAGCAATTGAAAAATACTTCCATGACATTAAACCTTTCCATACTAAGTTACACACATTAGAACAGCGTCCTTCTACTGTGGACAATATGACTATACAAGTCGAAGATGAATATCAGTCTGAGATAACAATTCAAATGAATGATTATACTAGACAATGGAACGGAGATGTTATATTATTAGGAGGAACATTTACTAGTAGCGAAGCAGAAGATAGTTATGTAGATAACGGATATACAGACGATGAATATTTTAGAAATGATGCGTTCTCATATGAGTTCACAACACCAGAAGAAGATATAGCAACACTATATTCAGGTAATGTGTTTATTCAGCCAGAATATGAAAGAATCGGGGAAGAATTAGTCGGATTAGATTTATTAGAAAATGTAAGAATAATGGTACAAACAAACGCATCCGGCAGCACAGAAGATACAGATACACGTAGCTTCCAAATTAATATGTTCACAAACTATAATATTCAAGAAAGTATTGTTATAGTAGATGCAAACAAAACTACACTTTCAAATGATATCAGACACAATGATACAATTATTCCACTTGCAGATGTAACTGTATTGGCTGATAACACAGGTGTAGTTTGGATTGGCAGCGAACGAATTGAATATGGCGCAAGAGATGCAAATAATTTATTGTATTGTAAGCGAGGAACACTAGGAACAAGTGCATTAGATCATTTAACTGGCACTACAGTAATAGATGCAGGTGATAGTGTAAAACTACCAATCCGAGATAAGTTTGGACACTACGGCAATGAACTTAGATTGGCTTACAATGAATCAGGAAGAAGCCTTGCAGCAAGTGGAACAGCAAGCGACCATGCTTTCATTAGAGACGCAGGTGAAGGAACGATATAAATAGTACATAATGGAAATAAGAAAATGAGTTTATCACAATTAGAAAAATCGTTAGTAAACATAGAAGGTCATTTGTTGATTCAAGACGTTAACACCGGCGAGGTACTAGTAAAAAGACGTAATGCAATTCACTTTGAAAATATGAGTGTTGCAATTGCAAATTTACTAGCAAATGTTGCTGGTGCAAATGGTACACATAATGTATTATCTATGTCCTACGGAAATGGCGGAACATTAATAGATGGTACCGGAGCAGTAACTTATAAAGCACCTAACACCGGTGCAAGTACAAGCGGACTTTACAACGAAACATATACACAGGCTATTGATAGTACAGTAGTTAACCACGTCAATGGCACAGTTTATAGTGATGTTGTAATGACAAGTACACTAGATTATAATACCCCAACAGGACAAGATAATGAAGATACAACGACTGATATGAATGGCGATTATGTGTTTGATGAAATTGCCGTTTATAGTGCTAACAACGACATGCTAACACATGTTATTTTCCATCCTGTACAAAAAAGTGCAAATAGAAAAATAAGTGTGATATATACATTAAGGATTAGAACAACATACAGTGACGTATAATAGGAAAAAACAATGCCATATTCAATTAATCATAGCGACCCAAATAAAACGCCAATTGTAGTTAACGACGGTACAGTAGATACAAGTACTCCAGTTAGACTAATTGGTAAAAATACTACAAGATTTGGAGAGTTTGTAAACGAAAACTTTTTAAATTTAGTAGAAAATTTTGCTAGTGCAAATCCTCCAGTGAATCCAGTAGAAGGAACGCTGTGGTACAATAATGCAGAAAATATTTTATTCATTTACGATAGTGGTAAGTGGTATCCAATTGGATTCACTGGCGATACACGAATTGAAGTTAGAACTATCGAAGACACAAACGGTAATTTGCATAAATGTATAGTACATATTGTAGAAGGTGTTATTAACAATATTACTGTAGGACCACATGCAACTGATGGCACAAATGCATGGACACCTGCAAATACAGAATTTGCAGAAGATGGTACAACACTACTAAGTGCAAACTTTCCTGTAATGCAAGTTGGTATTAATATGACCAACAGAACAGATTTTAAATTTCGTGGCACAGCAACTAGTGCTGAATATGCTGACCTTGCAGAACGCTATGCTGCAGATGAAGTATTAGAGCCTGGCACAGTTGTTAAAATTGGCGGCTCTGCTGAAATTATTCCAACAGGCTCAAGAGCAGACACTGACGTATTTGGCATCATCAGTACTGCACCAGGCTTTGAAATGAATGCAGGCGCAGGCAATGATGACACGCATCCATATGTAGCACTAGCAGGGCGTGTACCTTGCAAAGTTGTTGGTTCAGTACGCAAAGGCGACAGATTAGTAAGCAGTTTAACACACGGTCATGCTGAAACTGCAACTGAAGAAGAAGCACAAGACTATAGAAAAGTTATTGGCAGAGCATTAGAAGATAATCTCTTAACAGACGTTGGCGTTATTCAAGTAGTTGTAGGAGCAAAGTAATATGGCACTGGTACCTGTCTATCCAGGCAATTTGGTTAAAGCCTCAGAATACAACTATGTAGCAGATATCGCAAACTTAATTTTTGGCGATAACTATCCTGCATCTTTGGTAACAGACGCAAATAGAATAGACACACACAAGTATGGATGGGGTGCACTGAATATAGATGACCAAGTGCCAGTAGGTGTACTAATCGAAGCAGATAGATTACAATTACTAGTAGATCATACAAATGTTATGTTAGACCACGTAACATTTGAAGACCATGTGTTAGTGTTTAGTGTTCCGCAAGGACGCACAGATATTAAACCTAGATACTTGGTACGTGCTGAAGATTTAAATTTAGTACATGAAAAGTTTACAGATGTTGTATTACCTAACAACATGCATACTACAGTCGATCCAGAAAACGCAAGTTTACTTGAAGGCACTGCAGGAATATATGCTAGAACTATACCTTGGTGGCAAAAACTTGAAGGTGAACATAAGTGGTCGTGGAACACATACAACGATGCAAGATACTTCTTTAACGGCGGTGGACAACTACAATTAGACATTTCAATCGAAGGCGGGTGTACAGCAGGGTTCTTTAACTGGGCCGACATTATTAACGAAGTAGGAACACTGACTTTTACATGGAATAACACATATCAAAGTGAAGGATATATTACTCCTGGCACTAGTGAAGGTAAAGGTTTTTATCATTTAACTGATAGATATGGAGACGGCAGTGATCCAGATGGTGTTGTTGATGACGAAGGGTTATTGTTTACTAGTGCTGGTGTAACACAACAAATATCAGCATATGGTTATGGCTATGGATATGGTTATGCATCAACTGTACCTGCCTGGTTTGTGAATTTTCCTGCTGCGACTGCATATGCTACAGCATATCATACAGCAAGTACTGCATATTGTCCTACTGTATATCTAACCGGCGATGAAAGACTATCTAGTTATGCTAATAGATATTTTAAATTATATGGCAAATGGGCCGACGATGGAAAAGAAGTACATTTCAAACTAGTATTTGACGATACTGCATTTGAACAAGTAATGGACGGAACATTAACAGTAACACCTAGATACTTAATGCCAGATATTATTACAGAAAATAATAGTACGTTTGATGTTACACCAGATCCTGTGCCAGCAGTGGTAGGCGATGGATTTATGGGTCCAGACGATAACTAAAAAAATCACTTGACATTTGTTAACTAAATAAGTTATAGTAGTACTTAATTATAAGGAGAAACTCACTATGGATGAGAGACTCGAGAAAGCCCTCGAATTTGCAAATTACCGCACAACGCTATCTAATCAAAAACGTAATATCAGATCACGTATGCAAGTATTACAATCGGTTCAGTATAAAACTGGATCGTTTGTTGCCGATGAAAAAACTATCAGTTTTGTTGATGCGTTATTACGGTCAGATAAAAAAAATGCTATTGTAATTGATACAAAAGAAAATCCAATTGAGATTGATGATCTGTCCGAGTTTAAAGATAGTTTAATTAGTGCATATACTGAAGCCAGTAATGAATACAAAATTCAAATGGATAAGATTAAAAAAGCACGTAATATTAAAAAAATTATGGATTGGTAAATGGCAAAAGAAGAAGAAAAAGGCGTATGCTTTTTTGCTTACAACAATAGCCAATTAGATTATATACGATTTGCACATGTTGCAGCAGGCTATGTAAAAGCAAACATGAAAAATAATAAAACGTGCTTAATGACCGACAATGGCGGATATGCATGGTTAAAAGAAAGTATATCAAGTGAATGGCACGAAGCGTGTTTTGATCATATTGTTATTGATGATGTTGAACATGAACAAAATTCAAGAAAGCATTTTGATAGTCCGTGGACAGAATTTAGTGCACCTTTCTTAAACAGCAACAAGCACGAAGTATTTGAATTAACACCTTTTGATAAAACAATGTTAATTGATACAGATTATATCATAAAAAATAACTTTTATGATTATATTTTTGATACTGATATAACAATATCTATGCATAAGACAGCAACATATTTAGAGCATCAGCCTCCGTATTTAAATGAAATTACACTAACAGATGGTGGCATACATCATTGGTGGAGTACAGTTGTTTACTTTGATCAAAGTGAAGAAAGTCGTGTATTTTTTGATACTTGGTGCCATGTTAAAGAAAACTGGGACTATTATGCACTATTATATCAATTCCCTCCTGCATTATTCAGAACAGATTTTTGTGTAAGTATTGCTGCACATTTATTAAATGGAAGCAACGAAGAATCTTACATACATGATTTTATGGGCATACCAATGCGTAACATGGATCAAAAAGATGATATTATCGAAATAAAAGGAATGAATGATTGGATATTGCTAAGTCATAATAGACAAGAACAGTGGAAAAACATACTTACTCGAAATACAGATTATAACTTACATGCTATGAACAAACGTGCAATCAGTAGAAATATTAACGAAATTGAAAAAAATTTACAAGAGGTATTGCTATGAGTAGAGGGTTTGTAACACTAGGTATTGATACAGATTTAGATAAAGTTAAGTATAGTTATGCTCTTGCATTAAGTATTAAAAATTGTGATCCTACCGCAGAAGTTTGTCTTGTTGTTGACAACGGAAAATCCGATTTAGTTAACAAAAAATATTTTGATGCGTTTGATTATATCACCGAACTACCGTTTGGTAATACTGGCCATGAAGATGGATTTCATGGAAGTAACATATGGCAAGTAATTCACTGCACTCCATTTGATGAAACAATATATGTTGACTATGATACACTATTTTTAAATGTAGATATTGACTTATTATGGGATCAATTTGAAACTCATGACTTAGCAATGACAAATCTAGCAAGAACATATAGAAATATACCAACTAACAAAATACTGTCGTTTGATATTGAATTAAAGTACGATCTTCCGTTATTGTACAATCAACTGATTTATTTTGATTCAGCAAGCGATATTGCACAAGAATGGTTTAAGTTGGCTGATCCTTATTTTCAAAACTGGAGAGAATTGTATAACAATGTGTTTACTGAATTAAAACCTGAAAGTTTTAACAAAAACATTGTATGTAATATCATAACAAAACATTTAGATTGTTACAACGATGTTGTTATAAATCTAAACAATTTTTACGATATTGATACTATAAGTCAATACATGTGGACATCTGATGTTCCACAAGAATGGACTGAATTATTTAACAGTTGGTTTGATATTAAAAACGGATTAATAATAGAAAACAGTTTAACACGATCCGGAATTATTCATTACAGAGATGAAAATTTTATAACAGAAGAAATTATAAATGAGCTTAGAAACAAGTTTAATAATACAAAAATCCAAAAAGAAGAAGCCGCATAATTATTATGTATACTTCAATGAGTGGACTGGAAACATAACCGTTATCTCTGGAAAATCAAGAGATGACATTAAGGATCCTTATTTAAAAACAAGTGATCCTGTTGTTGCTGATCTCATGAAAGGTATTAAAAATACTAAAAAATATATTGTAGCAGACTTAGTTGATGGATACAAACTAGTTGAAAAGAAAAACTATATACGAATAAAACAAGCAGAAAATTATCTTAGTAAAATTCCTTTTGTTAAGCCAACTGTAAACAAAGATGTTAACATTATTTTATATTTAAGTGACTATAAAGTAGAAATAAATGTTAGCACAGATTTAGTATATCAGTTAACTGGAAAGATTAATTCAAGTGAAGTTAAAATACAAAAAGACAAGACCTATGAAAAAATAACACTGTATATTATTGAAAAAAACAATCCTCTTCGTTTGCTTGAAACCATTGAAATAGATCCGATTGAACTAATACAAAAAGGATACATATTGTATGATTTTTCTAATTTACGGAATACAATAGCACTCGGTGACATTGATATATTAACAAGACGTATTTTTAAAAGTTATGGCTTGAAAATTAAACAAAACTATGTTACAGTAGATTATGGACTAGCACAAAATAACAAACGATTCCATACTTATGTTAAAGACAGTACAGCAGAAGAATTTGCAACGTTTAGTGTAAGTCCGAGTACACAAGGATGGATTATACGTAGTAATTTCAATGATCCGCATGATTATAAAATATACAAAGATATTAATATGTTCTTAACTGGTAACAACCCAAATATATTGTTAGACAGAATTAGCATACCATATGATAGCATTGGAAGAAATCAAGAATATATTGTAAAAACAAAAGTTGATCCTACAACTTGTAAAATATTATTAGGACCCGAAGGTAAAAATATTACCTTTAAATTTGAAGGATTGGAATATGCCGAATCTGGTAAGTATTAACGATTTTGATATAGTATACATCAGTTATGACGAACCAAATGCAGATGAAAACTATGCAGATCTATTAGAAAAATGTCCCTGGGCTAAACGTAGTCACGGAGTATGGGGCAGTGATGCAGCACACAAGGCCGCCGCTGCACTAAGTGAAACTGAACGTTTTATCACAGTTGATGCTGATAATATTGTTAACGACGATTTTTTCAATGTTGAACTAGATATGGATAGAATTGCACCTAATCATGTTATTAGTTTTGCAGCAAAAAATGTAGTAAACGGATTAGTATACGGCAACGGTGGTATTAAAATGTGGCCGGTTGACGTTGTAAATCGTATGCGCACACATGAAGCAGCACCCGAAAGTGATAAACGTGCACAAGTTGACTTCTGCTGGAACATTCACTATGTACAAATGAACAATTGGTATTCGTGGGTACACAACAATGGTAGTCCACTACAAGCGTGGCGTGCTGGTTTTCGTGAAGGTGTAAAAATGGGATTAGAAGACGGTGATGTAGTTGATCCTGGGAGACTCAAACATATCTTTCAAGAAAATTATAGACGTCTTATGGTGTGGATGACAGTCGGTGAAGATACTACAAATGGCTTATGGGCAATTTATGGTGCTAGACTCGGAGCATACATGACAAACATTACTAGAGAAGATTGGGATTGGCGTAATGTACGTGATTTTGATTGGTTGAGTAATTACTTTAATACAGAATTACTTCCGCAGTTTGAAGACGGTACTGAGTTATGTCCACGCACTGGTGTTAATTGGAATATCGATAAGTTAAAATCACGTACAGTAGAACTAGGTAACGAACTAAAGGGAAAACTAGACTTAGAAATTGCAGATATCGGAACAGAAGGTTCACGTTTTTGGAAAACTGTATATAGAAATCCAAGTCGGCTAGGTCCTCAGGTTAGAGAAGATCAAGTAAAAGACTCAGTAGAGGAATAAATGTCAGACGATTATTTTAAAAATGCTGAAAAAACTAAAACTAAACTTGACAAAATTAGTCCTACTATGTGTATGGCTAAATGGTTGCAGGTTAGTATGCACTTACCACAAGGATTAACACAAAGTTGTTACCATCCCCCGACTCATAAAGTTCCACTAAGTGAGTTAGCAGTTACTCCACGTGCACTACACAACACACATGAGAAAGTACGACAACGTAAAGAAATGTGGGAGGGAAAAAGACCCGAAGGATGTAGTTATTGTTGGAATATCGAAGACAATGGAAACATGAGTGATAGACATTATCGTTCAAGTGAAGATTGGATCGGTGCCGACGGATGGAAAGAAGTAGTTGACGGAGGCTGGGATGAAAATATTAACCCTCGTTATGTAGAAGTAAATTTTAATCAAGCGTGTAATTTTAAATGTACATATTGTAGTCCTCACCTAAGTACCGAATGGGAAAAAGAAATCAAAGAGTTTGGTCCAGTTGTGTTTAATAAAGAAACAAAACACAACGACATTGCTAGTCTTAGAAAAGCAGGATTAATGCCAATCGAAGGTGCTAACAAAGAAAATCCATATGTACAAGCATTTTGGGATTGGTGGCCCGATCTTTATAAAGATTTAAAAATATTTAGAATGACTGGTGGTGAACCATTGATGGATAAAAATACCTTTAAGGTATTAGATTATGTTAACATTCATCCTAATCAAGATATTGAACTTAGTATTACTAGTAACATGTGCCCTCCGGAACAAAAGTTATTTGATAAGTTTATGAATTCTTTAAAAGCAATAGAAGAAGTTAGAATATGGGAAGATCCTGAGAAAATCAATCCTTACACTGAGAACAATTGGTTTGTTGCTCCTGCATGTAAACACTTTAACTTATTTGTAAGTGTAGATAGCGTAGGTCCGCAAGCAGAGTATATTCGAACTGGTTTAAATTATGATACTATGTTAAACAATACTCGTCACATACTAAGAGAAACGACAGGAACGAGTGTTACATTTATTAACACATTCAATTTGTTGAGTATTCCAAAACTTAAAGACTTTTTACAAATGATATTAGACTTACGTATAGAGTTTGGATTTAAAAATCAACCTGAAGTTGTAGTATCACCAATTGACGAAACTGGTAAAAAGCGAGGACCGTTTACACGAAAAAAACGACAACGAGTTTGGTTTGATATTCCATATTTGAGAGAACCATTATGGATGAGTGCACAAAATGCTCATTATATTCCTGAACTTATGAATATGTTAGATGATTGTGTTAAGTTTATGGAAGATAATATTGCTAAAGAAGATTACGAAGATACTTATCACGGGTTTTTAAATCACGAAGTAGCAAAACTTAAACGTGATATTTCGTGGATCAAAAATGGTATAGACAAAGATGAACTAAGTAAAAGACAAGTGCATTTTTGGAAATATTTTAATACACTTGACAAAAGACGTAACACCAACTTTATTGAAACTTTTCCTGAATTAAGTGTTTGGTGGAAAGACTGCGATGCAGCACATAATAGCGAAAGAGAAAATATATGAGAAGACAAGACGAAGATTTTCAAGAATACAAAAAGAGAATGATTGATCCAATCAGTGATAGTTATTGTGCTGCAAAATGGTATAATGCTACTATCTGGTTAGGACATGGACAAACTGCTAGTTGTCACCACCCTCCCGGACATTGGATTCCAATGGAGGAACTAAAAGAAAACTACACTGCTATTCATAATACAAAACATAAAAAGAAAATGCGTGAAATGATGCTCAAGGGTGAGCGTCCGCAAGAATGCGAATACTGCTGGAAAGTTGAAGACATTGGTAGAGATAATGTCAGTGATCGTGTTTATAAAACAGAAATTTTTAAAGATGATGATGTTAGAGCAAGTGCCGAAATGCCATGGGACGCTGATGTAAATCTTAAAACACTAGAAATTGCATTTGACCGTGCTTGTAATTTTGCTTGCTCTTATTGTAATCCTGCATTTAGTAGTACATGGGTTAAAGATATCAAAGAAGATGGTCCGTACATGAATATACAAAGTGACGGACGTGGGCATTTTACTGATACTGCACCATGGGCTGCACGTAGTACAAAACTCGAAGAAGATAATCCGTACATTCAAGCCTTTTGGAAATGGTGGGAAAATGGACTTAGTGATAGTTTAGAAGAAATTCGTGTTACTGGCGGTGAACCTCTTATGCATAAAAGTATTTGGAAACTGTTTGATTGGTTTGATCAAAATCCGCATAGCAATATGCGTTTTGCTATTAATAGTAATCTTGTTCCTGAAAATGAACGACACTTTCAGCGTATGATCGATAGTACTTTTAATATTCGTAACTTTGAAATCTATACTAGTGCAGAGTGTGCAGGCCCACAAAATGAATATACTCGTGATGGGTTTAAGTATGATGTATGGCGCAGCAACATTGAGCGTTTGCTAAAGCAGTCAAACATTAAAAAACTACATTGTATGATGACTATTAATAGTTTATGTTTAGAAACAATTACTGAGTTTATGGACGACATGATGGAATTAAGAAAAGAATACGGCGAACGTGCTCCTGTTCTTTCGTTAAACATTTTACGTTTTCCAAGTTTCCAAAGTGCAGCAATTCTTCCTGTTGAACTTAAAAACAAGTTTAAAGAAAAAATTGAAACGTGGTTGCCATCACAAATGGATATGTTAAATGTTAGAGAAATTGCACAAGTACAACGACTTATTGATTATTTAGACGTTGTAAAAACTCCACATCGCAATACTGCTGAAACTCCTAAACTGTACAATGACTTCCGTTACTTTTACGAACAGTACGACAAACGCCGTGGAAAAGATTTCCGTGCTACGTTTCCTAGTTTTGTTGAATGGTATGACAGTATAGGGTATAACTCAGATAAAATTATTCCTAGTATTGATGCACAAGGCGATCCAGCAACGACTGAAGACTATGTAAATGATGATCTACAAGTAGGAGGTTGGAATACTGAAAAGGATACACTCGGAGCATGAAATACTTTGTAGTTCAGTTTGGTAATAAATCGTCTGAATCTCATTCGGTTGATAACAGTACATCATTGCTTTATCAACCGTTTAATAAATTTGATATGCCTGTTGAGCACGACGGATTTATTATAAAATTTAAATTAGATGAAACTGAATTAACCAATAAATTTATTCAAGCATGGAATGTAAGAAATCTAAATGTATCAACACATCGTTTATTTGTAAATGAGTATGGAAGTATTACACCGGAAATATATGCAGAGTGTAGAAAAGAATTAAACCAAATCATTGAAAGTATCGATCATCATGCGTGGGCTAGAAAAAATTATCCAATTAATACAGATTGGTATATTGACGAAACTATATCTGACAGACAATTAGATAAACTAAATGCACTGCATAGATATTTTGAAGATGTAAGTTATGCATTAAACAATAGTCCAGATGAATATCAACAACTATACCAATGGCTCGAAAGTATAAATCAGTTAGTTCATATATTAGAAAAGAATATAGATAACGATCCTAGTTTGTTAACAGTAATACGTAATTGCAAAGACGAAGAATTAGATTTGCCACTTACTAACAGCGACTATTATAGATTTTGTAATGAAGATCAATCTGGAGTTTTGTATTTAGACTTTGGAACTGTAGGTAAAGATTTAGCAACTTGTTTTAGCACAGCAGATATTGACTTAATTAAAAACAATGAAGTAAAGCAACAAACACATGTGCGTCCAATGGTAAATTTTAAATTTAACCGACGCAATGAAGATCCAGCGCAAGTTTCATTTAACTATGATCTGAGTATTCTTTCAATGTATGACTGGTGCAAAGAAAACAAATTAGAAGAATACATTAATTATCGTGAAAATAAATATTTTCCAGGAAGAGCCCGACTTGGAGAATTAGTTGATCCTTTGAGTTATAAGTCATTTGTACTATTGCGGAAACAATATCCGTATGTCACTGGAGCATATATCGAAGAAGATGAATCCGATGATTATACATGGAACTATCTAAACGGTACAGGTGCAAATCCTCTTTTTCAGCAAATTGCAAATTTTGTTAAAGAAAATCACTGTGATAACATTCTCGATATTGGTTGTGGTTATAGTCGGGTCAACGAGTTTTTAACAGACTATAATTATAATATTGCTGGTGTAGACACAGATGCTGAGTGTATTAAATATTGTCAAACTAACTATCCTAATCATGATTATCAAGTAGCGAATGCGTTAAGTTTACCTGAATATAATCGAGAGTTTGACTGTATTATTTTAAGTGGCATACTTTATTATTTTGGTAAAAATGGATTACCAAGCACCGATGAGTATGTACAAAGTCTAATAGAAAAATACAATCCAAAATGTATTATTATATCTGAACCACGTCCAAGTAAAAGTTATCAAAGTCCAGATTTTATTCCATTACTTGATCGTTGGGCATGGAGCATGAAAAATGTTGACATGGATATAAGAATGGGTAACAGAGCAGTATATTGTTTATATACTGATATAGAACGTCCCAAGAGAAAAATTAAAGCAGATTTTAACGCAGATAGTGAGAATCATGTACACCATTTACAACCCGATTTTAGTTTAGAACAACTACAACATCAGGTGTACTTGACAAATACAGAAGATTTGAGCAGTCAAAAAGACGGCGAACTTGTTCGTAATCAAAGAAATATTAAAACATATGTTAGTGTCTGTGCAGGATTTAAAAGTATGTACAAAGCACACATTGATAATTATTTTGGAAAAGAGTTTCAGTTTATATATGTTGATGTTGTTCCACAAAGTGTAGATTATAGAATGTGGCAAGATAACTGGCTTACAAAAGTAAGCATTACTGATAATAGTATTTTTGATCAAGCGTTTGAAGTTTATAAGGAAACAGTTGATAGTAGAATTCAACCACTTTGGGGAGGTTCACACACTAGCATCAGAGATGCAATTAATGAAGATTTAGATACATTAGAAATTACACAATATGATTGGTTAAACTTTTTGAAAAGATATTCAAGTATACCTAAAACTTATGTCAAACTAGATGCAGTAAATAATTGTAAATTGTTATCAAGATTGATAAATCAAAATAGTAATGAAACAACTACATGGTTTTGGCATAGTAATATTTTTGATTGGCATCAATTTAGATATAAAGAACAAAGTTTTTATGCTTGGAGCGAATATCTAAAGCGTCAAACAAAGGGTTTAATTTTAAATGGAAAACAACCTCCGTTTACTACTTCGTGATACTATACACAAGTATTTGCAGTTTCTAAGTCAAACAATACATGGTGTTAATATTAATACTCATGTTGATCTTTCGTTAAAAGAATTTGCGATTGATATTGCACAGTTAATTATAGACGGGGATCCAATTTGGAAAAAAAATGAAAATGATCATACTGCACTTACTTGGAAGTATACAAAATACAATCAGTGTATTATTGTTGGAGAAAGAAAGTATAAAATATTTGTCGGACTGAATGCAAAAATTAGTGGATATAATTTTCACAAAATGTATAAAACATTTAGTCATACTCGTAGTATGCAAAGTAGTTTAGATCTCAGGAGCAATGGATTTAGAGTTGAATGTTACGATATAATACCCGGGATAACAGTTAGAGATATAATAGAAGGTGATTTTTTTGGAGTATATGATAACAGTGATGTAAAACATTTGCAAGATGCTGAATTACTATGGGAATTATTTTTTGATTTTGTAAGAGATAATTATAAAGTAGACGACCACGGTTTTGTGTTTTATCCAAATGATAATCAATGCAGTAACTTTATTATTGACCCTACAGTAGAAAACCCAAAAATTGAAATAATTGATTTTGATCATGGTATATATCAACCGCCTGAGCAGGTATGTCGTAGTATAACAGATAGGTGGTTTAATTTTATATTTGATTACAATCCAAAGGAATTAAAAAGAGTGAGTCGTTTTTGGTTATGGTATGTGTTAAACAATAATCCAGAACAAGTAAGAAAAAACTTTCACGAAAGGCTTTTAGAAATTTATGGAAAATAAAAACTATTGTATATTACCATGGATACATATGCATATATGGCCAGATGGTACAACTTTTCCATGTTGTTTAGCAAAACATGATTATCAATTAGGCAACACAAACAACAAATCTTTTAAAGAATTGTGGAACAGTGATAAGATGCGTGAGTTAAGATTAAATGTACTTAACGATGTTCCAACTGATGGTTGTAGTAGATGTTACGAACATGAAAGTAATGGTGTTCGTAGTATGCGTATGAATATGAATCATCAATTTGAACATTTTAATTCAAGAACAGCATTAACAAAAGAAGATGGAAGTTTAGACGATATCTTTATGGGTTACATGGATATACGTTTTAGTAATATCTGTAACTTTAGATGTAGAAGTTGCGGGCCAGAACTTAGCAGTAACTGGCATGACGATAGTGTAAAATTAGGCAGACGCAATGGTAAAGAAAAACGTATTCTCAAAGTAAAACGCAGTTTAGACGAACTTTGGGATGATATGGAAAGTTGGATTGACACAGTAGAACATCTTTATTTTGCCGGTGGTGAACCACTTATTATGGATGAACATTATAAAATTCTTGAACATCTTATTAACATTGGCAAAACAGATATATACATTAGTTACAATACAAATCTAAGCAAACTCAAATACAAGAACAAAAATGTAATCGATCTTTGGAGACACTTTGATCGTATACGAGTTGATGCTAGCATAGATGCAATGGGAGAAGTTGGTGAGTATGTACGTACAGGAACTGTTTGGGAAGAAATAGAACAAAACGCAAGAACAATTACTCGTGAACTTCGTAATGTTGAATTTGGTATTACACCGACTATTAGTGCATTAAATGCAGAACATGCTCCAGATTTTTTTGATCATTGGGTTCAAAAAGGTATAATTGAACCGGATCGTATTCATGTAAATACACTGTTATTCCCAGAATACCTACGTGCACAAGTGTTACCACGTTACAAAAGAAAACAAATACAGAAGCGTTGGCAAAAATATATCGATGATTATGATTTAGAAAATGAAGATACACAGCGCAGGTGCTTACCAGAAATGCAAGGATTTATACGTAGCCTTGATACAGATAAAACAGAACTACAAGATAAATTTTTAGAATATATTAGTAGTATTGATAAAATTAGAAATGAAGATGTAATGCAAATAATACCTAGTTTACGTTGTTTAAAACCTGGCCCGGTTGGTCGTATAGTTAACCGTATAAGAGATTTATTATGAGCGAAACATTTTGTCCATTACTATTTCAACATCTAGCAACACACCCACACGGCGGAGTTACGCACTGTTGTATTGCCGATCATCGTGAAGCACGAAGTAGTTCCAAAGACAACGATAACAGATATTACAACTTAAATCATGATACTGTACATGATACTATGAATTCGGAGTCGTTTAGAAAAGCACGACTACAAGTATTAGATGGTAAAAAACCACAAGCATGTTTACGTTGCTATGCAGAAGAAGCAAAAGGAATAACTTCGAAACGTTTAGAGGAAATAAAAAATTATCCTGATTATACACTAGATGTAGCAAAAAAAGCAACAGATACTGAAGGTTATATACAAGATGTGCAACTAGATTTTGTCGAACTACGTTTGGGTAATGTTTGTAATGTTGCTTGTCGTACATGTAACCCTGTTAGTAGTAGTAAGTGGCGCAATGACTATGATGCATTGCAAAAAGATTTACCATTTAAAATTACAAACTATGATACAAAGTTTGGATTTCGCTGGCCCGAGCGTGAAGAATTTTGGGAAGATTTATTACAGCACTGTGATAACGTAAAAACATTTTATATCAATGGCGGCGAGCCAACTCTAATTAAACAACACTTTAAGTTCTTACAGCGTTTAATTGATATGGGTAAAACAGATATCAAACTGTGGTACAATATCAACATGACAAATATGAACGAAGCAATGATCAATTTATGGAAACACTTTGACCATGTAAAAGTAAGTTGTAGTATTGATGACTTAGAAGAACGCAATGAGTATATTAGATACCCGACAAAATGGGCAGACGTTATGCGTAACTTTTTAAGACTTAAAGAAGAAAACTTTGAACTAGATATTACACAAACAGTATCTTGGATGAATTATAGTACCATTGGTGAGTTTTATGATTTTTTTCACAATCAACATGGTGTTTGGGTACATCATAATTATGTATACGATCCTGCTATTCTAAGTCCTGCAGTGCTACCTAAAGAAATTAGAGATTCAGTACATACTCGTGTAGGTAACATATTTCCGGAATGGAAAGTTAACGAATTAAAAAATATGTTTGGTGGCCCTGATAAAAAACAAGATTGGGAAAAAGCATTACTGTATACTAAAAGCCTAGATAGAATTAGAAATCAAAATTTAACAGACTTTTTAACAGAGTTTTCTAGTTATACAAATTCAGGATAAAAATCTTCAAACCGAGTATTTCTAATCTTGTCAAGATGTAAGTTGTATTCAACAAATTGTTTAAACAGTTCGGCATCGTGCTGCCAGTGATGTTCGATCCATTTTTGCATTGATATAAGTTTCTCAGGATCGTCGCCTTTTTCTTGTACAAAGTCAATACCTTGTTGTATGTTTTCAAGTGCAAGGTCACGTGCACGTTCTGGCATAATCAGTGCATTTTGTTTTGCAGGATTTACCAACATATTAAAAACAATTTGACGCATATCAGAAATAATGTCATCTTGCCAAAGTTGTTTTACAAAATCACCAATGCGAGTAACATTATATAAACTTAGTACACTAGTAACACTAGGACGTACTGTATTAATACCGTATGACTTTACTTCTTGAATATTTTGTTTTATATTTTCATAGTCACTGCCTGTTCTTACATAAGCAGCATGTTTGCCAAAATGATCAATACTAGCAACGGCTTCTACTAATCTAAATTGAGACCAATAATCCATAACATGTCTGTTTCCTAGTTTTAATCTAGTAAAGTTACTGGTATACAGTAATTGTACATTAGGATTTTTTTCAAGTAAATGTTCTAAAAAGTCATAGTGTTCACGTTGCATAAGAGGCTCACCTCCTGCAAAATATACTTTTTCTAAATTGTCAAGATATGGTATTAATTTTTGCCAACTGCGATTATACTGTACAGTATCGTCGAGCCCCATTTCAGTAGCCCATTGTGTACTCCAATGTGGACCACATGTTCTACATTTTAAATTACATAAATTATTAAAACGTATATCTAAGTAACGTATGTCGATTTTATTAAAACTACCGTCGATATCAGTTTGCTTTGCAAAATCAAATCCAATTGGAAATTCTTTGTTTAATCTTTGTCTTTCGGTCCAGTTTATACTTCCGTCTTCACGCTGATAACAAGCACTACAATATTTTCCAAGTAATCTGTTCTGTAGCATATGACGACGAACTTCACGATAACGTTCGTTATTCCAAATTTCTTCAGGTGTGCTTGTATTTAGATTTCCCATACTTTCGTTGTGATCGTGTTTAAGATTACTAGCACAACACAACTGAACGTCACCAGTTGGTTCAACGTGTACGTGTAGCCAAGGAGCCACACACATTGCTTTATTCATTTAAAATATCCCTTGCGATTTATTTCTTGATGCAAGTGTTCGGCAACTATTAAACTTTGTTCACCGTTTAAATGAGCACCTTTACTAAGTTCTTCTCTAGGAAACCATTTATTAACAGATTTCATACTACTACTAATACTACCATTGTGTTTGTTAAATATCCACGGATCAGTTTGTTTTTTATGTAAATTAGTAAATCCTTGATTACCCCACCAGGTAAACATACATACTTCTCTGTTATACTTTTTTAAAGTATCAATAATAAATCGATAGTACACGTGAGTTAAATTTTGTAATAGTAAGCCTGGGTCGTTTAATCCACTGGTCATGTTTTCACTAACATCAAGCCAAGCATTTTTTCCTTCGGTGGTTCTAAATCTATTTTCATGTTTTTCGTATAATTTTCTGTGTACATTTGTGATTTGTTGATTATTAGTAGTCCAGCCGGTGCCTTCTTTGCTGTACAAATAACTAAGAGTACGACCGTCGTTGAATGGATTTTTTTCTTGTAAAAATAAATCTAAATTTTTAAAATAAAATTCTTGATCGTGTGAATTATTAAAATAACTTATTCTAGGTTCGGCTGTTAGTTGTATTAAATAACGATCAAATCTTTCGATTTGACCAGTTACTTCCATGTAATTTATAATTGTAGCATACATCTGTAACCCTTCACCTGGATTAGGCATAGTATACATAATATCTTTTTGTCCTCGTAGATTCCAAAGATGCCATGCATAACTTTGCTCTCCTGCGTTCTGATCATTTATATCGTATGCTCCACTTAAATGACTACACCCGAGTACAAACATACGTTTAGGTGTGCTTTTGTTAAATCCTAACATTATAATCCTTCCCATATTCCAACGAGTTCAGGAAACGCTGTTTCTCCTAGCCCGGGTCTACTACGAGTAACCAAATCCATTCTGTGTTTTATACTGTTTCGTGTGTATTCGTCTGTGTCTGCTGGTTGCATCAAGAAGTTAACTAGCCAATTGTCTTTGCCTACTGCAGGGTTTGTTTGATATGCAGGATCCTCAACTGATTCTAATCTTTCTCGTACAATTTGTTTATATGCTTCAGGCAAATTTTTACAATGAAACGGTTGCATTACAAGATTGTTAAAAATTGGTGTTTGATGATCACGTGCAAACTGCCACATGTCAGGTGCACGATATATGTTCAATGCACTGATAGTGTAACTGAGTCCAAGCATGATTTTGTTTTCTCTGTGTAGTTTGATAAACTTTTGAAAAATATTATATGCATAATCCCATTTAGCAGGATAACGCATATATTCAAACTGTTCATGTGTGTTATCTAAACTGACCATTACACGTACCTGTTTGAAATGTTTAAATTTATCTACAATGTCTTGTTCGTAGTGTGTACTGTTTGTAATCCAAGTAATGTCTACATGCTGTGCAATATTATTGTCTATTAGATAATCAAGTAGCACTCGTTGCTTTTTAACCATAAAAGGTTCGCCGCCTGCAATTTCAATTTTCTTTACATGATCAATACTGTCATTTAAACCTTCCCAAAAGTCATCAGTATCTTGCCAACGCTGCGGCTGTACAGGAAAATCGCCTGTAAATCCTTTGATAATGCTGTTCCAGCGACTGCTACTAACAGGATCACAAGTAGCACAAGCCAAGTTACAAGTATTGCCTAGTTTTAAATCTAGCACTTCTAGCGGCGTGTCGATATTAATAACCGGCACACGTTCGCCTAAACTGTCGTAGTATAGTTTCCAATATTTAATTTCACGTAGTCTTTTGCTTTCGCCTCCGCTTTTTTCAACTTCCCAACATTGTTTGCAGTCTGTTTTAAAGTTCATATCAAACTGCTCGATCCAATGTCGTCTGTCACTACTAGCATAAACTTTACCAATACTGCTACTACCAGCATGATAACGATCGCCGCTTTCGTCTTTAAATTCTTTGCTACTTATACAACACGGACTAAATGCACCACCTGTTGTTATTTCCATTGCATTAAAAGCATATGGACAATATATTTTACTCATCTTACGTATACTAATCCTCTGCCACTGCCACTAAAACTTTGAAAAAAACCATCACTATCAATGCCGCCGAATCCAAACACAGTGTCGCCAACTTGTCCATTGCCAAATCCAATTGTACGAGCACTATGTCCTACACGTGTAGGAGGTTGATTTAAATCAAAACTAATCATATTACTATTTTCTATTTCACTGGTGATACGAGTACTAGAGTATTCTTTCATGCTGTTATGCACATACATAATATGCGGATAACGTAACCATTCATTAAACGGTCTTTTGAAAACTTCAGCAACTGCCATTACATTATACTCTTGATCTGTTCGCAATTGATTGATAACATAATCGTGTGGCTTAACATTATCTACTGCGGCTTCTGTGCAATGTAAATTGTTATTCCAATCTACTACAGTAGTACATATCCATCCACTGCGATCTTCAAAAATAGTATACAAGTTAACTACAGTATTGTCAACTCTATATTCATAAAAACCATTTTGTAGATTTTCAAATCTATCTAAATATTGTTTACTGTTGTGGTAGTACATAGTTTACTGTTTCTCCAGGCTTCCAGTTAGCGTAGTGCATCTGCGATTCGTTCCATTCTTCAGCACTGTAAACTAAAACAACACTATCACGTACAATGTCTTTTTCAATTAGATTTACACCGTGCCAAGTTAAGTCATCGTACGGACTTATGATCATGCAACTATTACGTAGGTATTCCATCATTCCAATTGTTTCCCAAGTACGAGTACTGCGGTCAACACGATATGCTGCAGTGCCAGCCTCTGGTGTATCGTTATCATCTGCTAGGTATACTGTCATTGTAAACACTCGAGGATAACTGTCTACATGCGGTTTTAGTGTATAACCTGCTCCTGCACGTTGCCAGAAAGCATATACACTTCGTATAGTATCACTACGGCGAGGACTATCCTCAAACTTGTGTGCCAGTGCTTGTACAAATGGTTCGTGGTTAAACACACTGTGCACAATTTCATCTGTTTCTTCTACAGGCAATTGTTTTAACTGCTGATAAAAATCTTCAGGAAATAAATCATGTATCATAAGATAATTAAAGTCACTGCGAGTTAATTCTGTTGCGTTTAAACTTGCTAGTGCATGTTGTTGTGCTTGCTCTATATTCATTATGCTGTCCTTATTTTTCCTGCTCGATTAATTAAATCAGCAGAGTTTATATTATTAAATATTTCAAATCCTTGGATGCCTGTTGTTTGATATTGATGTTCTTCGATTTCGGACCATGTCCATGTGTAATCAAATTCTTGTCTAGCTACTATAGGAGTTGGCAAAAATATAGGTTTTGATCTTATTACTGTATTACTTAGCAATGCAAGTTTAGCCCAAGTTACGTGTGCTAGTCCTGGATGTACTTTTGCTCTAGTTTGATTAACATTATAATGCCAATCGTCGTAAAAATTTCTTTTTTCTAAAAAAAGTTCTTTGAGGTTATCTTCCATTGGTTGAAAATAATTTTTTGTACTTGATGTATTTCCGTAAAAAGCAGCATCCCAACCAATAAAAGGAATGCCTTCATTTACAACTGTTGAACCACTTTCATACACACAATCGTTTTTGTTAACTAAATCAACTAGTTCCTGTAGCCATTCGTTTGCACCAATCGGAAGAATACAATCACTTCGAGTTTTTATTATTAAATCATAGTTACTTTCTACTAGATTTACTGCACGTGAACTACTGATAAACTGCCCCGGAAAGTTATAATTGAAAATCCTAACATCAGGCCAACTGTAATAGTATTCACTTCTTGGTTCTATAGGTTTTTGTCTAACATGATCAATAAAGTCCCATGCTGCAGTTTCATAACAATCAACTGTACTTGCAATTGGCTTAATACTATCAATTGCATTATATGCAGTTGCTTGGTCAGTTCCCATGTTTGGCCAATTTGTATACCAAAAATGAGTATAAAAGTCAACTGAATAATCAGCAAACACTTGATGGCTCCAACCTGCTACGTGTTCTGCTAATCTAGGAAATCCGCATAATACAATTGCTATTTTCATTGACTGCTCCAATCAAAACTGCTAATTGCTTGATACAGATATTTTTTAAATTCAGCATCGTTGGCTTTTGCCATTAATTTGTTCATAGGGCTTGCTAACTGATTATTTTGCTGTTGTTGTGCAAAAAATCTATCAGTATTACGATGAAAATGGTCATCGATTAACTCACCTGATCTTACTAGTATCCTACTCATTGGTTCGGTTGTATAACTGCCACGCTGTAATTGTATTTTTCCGATTGCACTCCAAAGATTAAGATGTTGATGTGGTTCATCAAAATTCCAAACCTCAAGATATTTGCTCATTATTTTACGTAAATTATTTGCTGTCATATCATTGAATATAAACCAAGTATCATCGACGCAAATAGGTTGATCTTCATATGGCCATACTTCGTGCATTCTTGTTGCTTTAATTTCTATGTCTTTTGTTTCTTCTCCAAACAACCATGCTCGATTAAAATGAATTCCATATCCTTCATGTCTTTGCATTGTTTCTAATCTATGTATTAAATTTTCAGTGTCACGATGGTAGTTGCATAATAAATCCCAGCGCCATTTTAAAAAAACTTGAGGAGGGTTTGTTTGATCAAGTGCAATGTTAATTACTTGACTTAAACTGTATGCTTGATTTACAAAATATACAAATCTTGTAAACCATGTATAAGTTATCCACCAGTCGTCGAATTCAGTTATATCTCCAAATTTATTAAATCTGCAATTCCTTAGCGACTTAGCAACTCTATTAATTTTATTATATGGGTTACTATTAAACTGACTACAATATTCGATAAATTTATCATACAAATCGCAATATAGTAATTCAAGATGTCTGTTTGGATTCAGTGTACTTACTGCATAATCAATAACTGCAGTGTCTTGTATAGGATTACCGTAATCAGTTTTTAATGTAGGAGTACTCCAAGGATAACGGTGTGTATCGCTCCATGATGTACTATAAATTTCTGTTTCAATACCAGACTGGTTCCAGTATTCAATTTGCTTTTGTAAATGTTTTATAGTTTTAGTATCATTAACTAATCCTGTTAATAGTAATCCTACTCTCATACATTTTTCCTGATAAATATTATATACGTATTTATTGGAGATACAATGATTGAAAAAATAATTTGTTTCGGTTGTAGTTTTACAAGAGGTCACGACAGTGCAGCAACTGGTAGGACTAGTTGGGATCACAGAGAAGAATATCCCGACGGCGAAGATTGGAGAAATTATACTGATAGAAATTTTGCATATCCTGCTAGATTATCTGAACAGTTGAACATACCAGTGATGAATGCAGCAACATTGGGCAACAGCAATCAAAGTATGTTCATTGACATATATAAATGGTTAAACCCAGATCTAGCTGTATATACCGATTACGAATCACAGAATCTGTGGATAGCAGAACACATAAAGAACTTTAAACCCAATGGACGTACACTGGCTATTGTCGGATTAACTTCACCGTTTAGAGAAATAGCAAGTGTACCTCCGAGATTTACAGGAGTCGAAAAAGTAAAAACAACAGAATATCTTTTCAATGATAACAATCAATATGTTGTTATGAACTTGGCCTCACCATCGGGAGAAGAGTATGCATTAAAGCATCCTGACAGTGAGTTTGGAAGACAGTATCTAAACTATGTTGAACAGCAAGATTGGCTTAGATATTTAAAATGTCAACAATGGATATTGTCAATGGATGCACTGCTAACTCGTGCAGGTATACCTCATGTTTTTATTAACTTTTTAGGATTAAATGGAATATTTCCAGTTACTGATGAAAAAAGAAAAAAATATGACTTTTATATAAACACAGTTGAAGAACTGTGTTTATTTGATGGCGTGCCTATGCATGAAGTTGCAGGACGCAGTATTGATAATCATCCTGGATTTTGGAGTCAATATACAATACATCCTTCTAAGATGGGATATCAAGCAATTGCAAATGTAATGGCAAACTATATACGTGAACAGTATGAGTTGACAACCGATAAAAAATAAGTTATATTATACAAAATAGGATCCTCATGACAATCAAAAGAAAAATACCAATTTGGAACGATGACGGTAGTTGTGCAGAAGAAAGTGAAAACAAAACTTTCTGTATGGCACCATGGACACATACATATATTTCTCCACAAGGAGAACGTAGAATGTGCTGTGCTAGTCGTGAAGAACACAGTTTTCAAAAACAATATATTGATGCTACAAACGATGAAACTTACGGTGAAATAAAAGAATCAAAAACTGCAGCAGATGAGTTTAATCCAGTAACACTCGAAGAACACTGGAACAGCGAGTATATGCGTAATATTCGTAAAAAGTTAATGGCTGGTGAACGTATTTCGCAATGCGATGTTTGTAATGACGACATACTTAGTATTAGCAGTTATCGCAAATGGTTTACAGGTGTTCTTTTCAGAGACAAAATACAAGAAGCATTTGATAGTACTGATGATGAAGGTTACACAACAATGCCTACTATATCATTTGATTATCGTTATAGTAATTTGTGTAATTTTAAATGTCGTATGTGTGGCGAACAATTAAGTTCTAGTTGGGAAGCCGAAAAGAAAAAACATAATATGTGGTCACCAGAAAACCAACCTTTTATGCAACACGATGTTAAAAAGAAAATGACATTGTTTCAGCGTAATGTAGTTGAACCTGAATTTAAAAAAGCAATCAGTGACGGCATTGTAGAAGAAATTTATTGGGTAGGCGGCGAGCCTTTGATGTATGACATACATTGGTGGGCATTACAAGAAATGATAGATAATAATAGTGCAAAAAATTGTTACTTACGTTATAATAGTAATCTATCTAGAGTAGAATTCAATGGTAAAAATTTATACGATTACTTGCCGCAGTTTAAAGACTGGCTAATGTGTGCAAGTATCGACGGTACAGGTGATATTGTAGAATTTATACGCAAAGGCATACGCTGGGAAGAATGGTTAGATAATTTTAAACAAGGATTGTTATTGCCAGGCGGAAATGAAAAAATGAGATTTGATCTAACAATTACTGGACCTGGTATGTTTAGCATACAAGACTTGTTTGATCTGAGTCGTGAGTTGGATGTAAGTGTAGAAACAAAAATTATGTTTGCATTTCACCCTGATATTGTTATGAGTCCGTTTGCATGGCCACGACATATATTAGATCGTAAAATTGATGAACTACTGGCATATATGGAGCCACGTGCTACACATAGACAAATGAGTATAGTTAATACATTACGTGAAATGAAAAATAGACCTACCTTTGCTGAACAATGGCCAGATACTTATGAACAACAATTTAAAAATGGCAAAGGGTTCCAAGATAAGTTAGATCGTATCAGACAAGAACCGATTCGCTTAGAAGATATATATCGTAACGACACAGAGTTACACGATTGGTGGAAAAGACATGAACTTTAATTTAATTATGCCAATGGCAGGCGAAGGTAGTCGCTTTCGTGAACAAGGATATACAACACCAAAACCGCTAATAGATGTACGTGGTAAACCTATGTTTGTGCGAGCAGTAGAAAGTGTTGATTTAGAATTTGACAATCATATTTTTATTACTCGAAAAGAGCACAACATAGCAGATGGTATACGTGACTACTATCCACGTGCACATGTTGTTGAACTAGATGAACTAACAGAAGGTGCAGCCTGTAGTGTGTTAACAGCAGACTCTTATATGAACCCAGAAGATGCTATGTTTGTTACAAACTGTGATCAGTTTATAGATTGGGATAGTAGTTTGTTTACCGAACAAATGGATAACGACGGAGTTATTATGACTTTTGATTGTCCTGAACGTGATCCTAAATGGAGTTATGCTAGAACAGAAGATGATGTAGTTGTAGAAGTAGCAGAAAAGAATCCTATTAGTACATATGGTACAAGTGGACACTATTACTGGAGTCATTGGATTACATTTAAGAATAGTGCTAATAGAATGATTGCAAACAATGAACGTGTAAATGGTGAGTTTTATCTTGCGCCAACATACAATCAAACTATTGCCGTCGGCGGGCGTGTAGTAAGGGTTCCTATTGAACGCATGTATGGAGTTGGAACACCAGAGGATTTAGAGTTATGGTTAAATTCATAGCACATAAAGGTAACTGGCAAGGCATACAACCTGCGTGGGAGAACACTAAAGACTATGTAGAGTTTGCATATTATGACAAAGGATATGATGTTGAAATAGATGTACGTGCACATCGTGGAATACTATACTTAGGACACGACGAGCCACTGCAAGTTGCTAACACAAATTTTTTACAACAAACTGGTGTATGGTGTCATGCAAAGGATTTAGATGCACTGCAAATACTATTAGACATGCGTACCCGTTGCTTTTGGCACGACAAAGATACAGTTACACTAACCAACGATGGACACATATGGTGTTATCCGGGCAACTTTCCTCGTCATAAACGAGCAGTTTGGTTAGACTTAGAAGATATACCGTTACCAAAAGATACAACAGGTATATACGGAATATGTGGAGATAAAGTAAATGACAAAAACTAATAAAGTTGTTTGGGGGTGGACAGGTATGAGTCACGATGCTAGTCTAGCAGTATATGTAAACAAAAGATTAGTATTTGCTTCACACAGTGAACGTTATAGTCGTATCAAAAATGATAAAAACTTACACCATGATTTAATTAACGAAGCCTTAGAGTTTGGCAAACCAGAAAAAGTGTATTTTTATGAAAATACATTTTTGAAAAAAACAAGACAACTTTACGCTAAACAATATTCATTGCTAACAAAACAATCGCCAACATCACACATGAGATCATTTTATCCAGATGCTCCTAAAAGTATACCAACAGCACACCATCGTAGTCATGCCGCTGCTGGTTTTTATACTAGTCCTTTTAGCGATGCTGCAATTTTAGTTGTTGACAGTATCGGAGAATGGGAAACAATTAGTATATGGCATGGTGAGGATAATAATTTAAAACGTATACATAAACAAAATTATCCAAACAGTATTGGTATCTGGTACAGTGCAATGACACAACGAATTGGATTAAAGCCACAGGAACATGAATATATTCTCATGGGTATGGCAGCAATTGGCGATAAAGAAAGATTGTATAAAAGAATTAAACGAGATTTTATTAAAAAAATGCCTACTATAGATGATGGTAACGTTATTTTTAAACAAAATTGTCACCGTGGATGTTTAGACTGGGCAACAGATTTAAGAACTCCACAAGACTATGCAGATATTGCTGCAGCCACACAACGGATTTACGAAGAAATATTTCAAGGATTAGTACGTTACACAGCAAAATTATTACCTAAGACACGAAATATTGTTGTAATGGGTGGATGTGCACTTAATTGTAAAGCAAATAGTATTGCATATAAAAACTTTAGTCAAGTATGGATTATGCCTAACCCGGGAGATGCAGGTAGCGCAATTGGTGCTCCGCTAGCACATTGGGATCAGCACGTAAGATGGCCGGGTGCATACCTTGGACATAATATTGACGGCAATTATCCAGTTGATCAAATTATAAATGAACTTAAAGAAAACAGAATTACTGCAGTAGCAGCAGGCAGAGCAGAGTTTGGACCAAGAGCATTAGGAAATCGTAGTATTCTTGCTGATCCTCGAGGCGACGATGTAAAAGATTTGGTTAATAGTATTAAACAACGTGAAGCTTTTAGACCGTTTGCGCCTGCAATACTAGAAGAATATGCAAGTGATTATTTTGACGGACACACAGGTCCATATATGCAATACACAGCATGGTGTAAAGATACTGAAAAATTTCCTGCTATTATACACTATGACGGAAGTAGTCGTGTGCAGACTGTTAATCAAAGAGATAATCCTGGATTTAGAAAGTTACTAGAACGTTGGTACGAAGAAACTGGATGCCCTATGTTGCTTAATACAAGTTTAAACATTAAAGGCGAACCCCTTGTAAATACTCGTACAGATGCTGAAAGATGGAGCGAAAAATACGGAGTTAAAATATGTTTACCAGAATAAAAAATTTTATACTATGGCCATGGACATGGTATAAACGAAAAAAACAATTTAAAAAACGTTTAGAAGAACTAAAAAAGAAAGATCCTTTTATATATGAGTAAAAAATGTTAGATGTTGTTCAAATTAGTTATTACGAAGAAACCGCAGATGATCATTTTGAAATACTAAAAATGTTTGCTCCCCATGCAAAGCGTGTTGAGGGAGTAAAAGGCATTTTAAAAGCACATCAGGCGGCTGCAACAATTGCCGAAACAAACAATTTTTATGTAGTTGATGCAGATGCAATTATAGAAGAAACTTTTAATTTTGAATTTACACCAAAAAGTACAAAATTAGAATATGGACACTTTCCACAGACAGACTGCATATATACTTGGCGCAGTCGTAATCCGGTAAATGACTTACTTTACGGATACGGTGGTGTTAAATTATTTCCACGTAAGCAATTGTTAGAAGCACGTACATGGAACGTTGATATGAGTACAAGTTTGGGTTGTCCTTTTGTACCTCAATTTGGTATTAGTAATATTACAGCATTCAATACTAGTCCATTTGATTCATGGAAAAGTGCATTTAGAGAATGTACAAAACTTGCGAGTAGTATTATTCCAAATGGAGATAACATTGATAATCAATACAGATTAGATATTTGGTGCACTCGAGGAAAAAATAAAAAATATGGCGAGTATGCTATTATGGGTGCAAATCAAGGACGTGATTTTGGAACACATTATCGTAAAAATGATAAAGTATTAAAACTTATAAATGACTTTGACTGGTTACGTGAACAGTTTGAATTATCATTAGAGGAAGATACTTGAAACTAATACGAGTTGATATGCCAGACATTGTTGAAGAAACTACAGTTGACAAGCCAACACTGCTAATACACGAACTTCTGGATAGATATGAATTACTATATCCAGAAATAGACGAACTTGCTGACCTACGTAGAGCAGTCATTGATCGTGATTTGAGTAGCATATTCAGATTGTGTGGCGAAACTGATGAGTACGAAGAAATACGCAAGGCAGTTATTGAAGAAAATTTACATAGTATTTTTAGATTGATGGAAGAATATCCTGTTTCTGGGCACAGTGATGACCTTCGTAGAGCAGTTGTTGAAAATAATTTATATAGTCTATTCAGATTATTTCCAGAAGATGACGAAGTTGTAAACACATACCGAACTGCAATTGTTAATAAAAATTTGCGCAGTATTTTTAGATTAATCGGAAATGATAATTTGCGTAAATTAATAACAGAAGAAAACGAATGGAAACTTTGGCCAATACTAGAAGGTTATATAGACACACAGTTCACAACAGCATTCAAAAGTTTCTTCGTCAACGATATAGAAATAGACAAAGATTGTTTTAGTAGAGGACAATTACAAAGTAAACTGTGGCTGATACAAGAACTTAAAAAAGCAAACGTAGAGTTAGGCACAGTATATTTGTGTGCAGGTTGGTATGCTACACTAGCAACTATGTTATTTGAGAGTAATATTAAGTTGGATAAAGTTAGATCGTTTGATATTGATCCAAGTTGTGTAGATATTGCAGAAACATTTAATAAGCCTTGGTTTGTTGATAGTTGGAAATTTAAAAGTATTACGCAAGATATTATAGATGTTGATTATAATGAGCATACTTGGCAGTGTTGGAGTAATGCTAACAACAGGATGAGCAAACCGATACATGATATACCGACTACAATTATCAACACAAGTTGCGAGCATATAGAAAATTTTAAAGATTGGTATGCTAAAATACCTAAAGGTAAATTAGTAGTATTACAAAGTAATAATTATTATGAAATTGACGAGCATGTAAATTGTGTAAGTAACGTACAAGAGTTTAAAAAAATGGCTCCTATGAGTCAACTGTTATACAGTGGCGAATTAAAACTACCAAAATATACGAGGTTTATGTTAATTGGATATAAATGATTTATCAGTAAGAGAACTGCAAAAAGAAGCAGCACGTGCATTGAGCACTATGCAAGCCACTAACAATAACATTTACAAGTTTAATAAACTTGCACACCATAATAGTCATTTATGGTACAAAGCAGTTATCGAATGGTATGTTGAAGAATATGGAGATTTGCCTAGTCGTTACGGTCCAGGTAAAGATATTAAATTAATAATGGATGATTGATGTATAACTACAAAGACATAACTACAGTGCATTTAGAAATTACGCAACGATGTCAAGCAGCATGTCCTATGTGTGATCGCAATGAAAACGGTGGTCCTGACAATCGTCATATTACCAATGCTGAATTAAGTTTAGAAGATTGTAAACATATATTTGAACCAGAGTTTATTGCACAATTAAAAACAATGTACATGTGTGGCAACTTAGGTGATCCTATTGTTGCACGAGATACACTAGAAGTATTCCGTTATTTTAGAGAACACAACCCCACAATGTGGTTAAGCATGAATACAAACGCAGGAGCAAAAGATGAAACGTGGTGGCGTGAACTTGCCCAAGTCTACGGTAGAATGGGTACTGTTATTTTTAGCGTGGATGGTCTTAGTGACACTAATCATTTATACAGGCAGAATGTTGTCTGGGCTAACGTAGAACGTAACATGCGAGCATTTATAGATGCTGGCGGTAGAGCACGTTGGGACTACATTGTGTTTGGACATAACGAACATCAAGTTGAACGTGCAGAAGAACTAGCAGCAGAATGGGGTGTTGAGCGTTTCCAAAAGAAAAAAAGTGCACGATTCTTTACAGCAAGTAGCCAACAAAAAGATATACATCAAGCACGTAATAGAAAAGGTGAACAAACACAAGCAATTGCTAAACCAACTAAAGTTGAAAATCAAAACTTAGCATTGCTAAAACAAAAAGAAATTGAAAAGTCTTACGGAAGTATGCGTGACTACTATGATAGTTGTAGTATTAAATGTAAAGTAGCCGAAGAACGTAATATTTTTATTACAGCAGAAGGATTATTGATGCCTTGTTGTTGGACTGCTGGACGTATGTACAAATGGTGGCATAAAGATTACCGTGTAGAACAAATATGGGATCATATTGATCGTGCCGGAGGTAAACTAGGAATTAGTGCACTTGAAAATAGATTAGAAGATGTATTTAATAGCGGCATATTACAAAGTATAGAAGACAGTTGGAAACTAGACAGTGTAGAAAACGGAAAATTAGGCGTTTGTGCTATGAAGTGTGGATCTGAGTTTGATCCATTTGGCGCTCAATTTCAGTAGCATATTCATATAACGGAGTTAGCAACGGAACGCTTGTGCACAAATCCGTTCCACGAGCAAGGTCCATTGCATCTATACCACGTTTCCAACTTAGTAAATTTTTATAATTATCTGCTTTGTACTTACTAAGATCTTGTTGCTGCCATTTTATCCACCGTGGTATATACTCTCTCCAACTATACGGATGTACTTTACTTTTTTCGAGTTTTTGTAGTACAGCAATGCTACGTTGCTGCAGTTCTGGTATATAGTTTAACATACAAGGTTGTGTTGTTCTGTTATTCCAAATAGTTAAACTACCATCTGCTAAATTATATGGTGACGGAAGGCGTGGGTTACCAGGACAGTTATCCATAATCCACTCTCCTAGTTCATCTAAGTTTAAAGCATTAAACATATTCCAACAAGTTTGTATTCCTAAGTTTACACCCGCATCTCTAACTTTATGATATGTTTCTAACCATTTCTTATCTTTGTATCCATAACGAACATATTCACCGACACTACCAAATCCATCATTGCTCATGGTAACTTTACAATTATCTCCCCAGTGCACAAGATAATCTGATATAATATCTTTTCCTTTGTAACTTCTTGTAATGCTGCCGTTTGTATGACTCCATATTTGTATTGTTTTATGTAGTCCTCGTTTTAGTAGTTCTTCTAATAGTTCATATGTTTCTTCTGCCATCCATGGCTCGCCACCATTTAAGTGTATACTTCGGATAGTATCTGAATGCCGTAATACATAATCTAATTTGTGTTGTGTTCCGTTATCCCAGTTGGTCATATTACTGTGATAATTTTTAGGATCTTCGCCGTTTAGTATTGCAAATTCATTTTTATATTTGTTATTAATAGTACTACTAAGTTCTGGACTGCATCCTAAACACGCAAAGTTACATTTACTTGTCCATAACAGATCTAACCACTCAGGCTTGTGTATATTCAGTGTACCATCTTCGTCTGTGTTTTCTACAAGTTCTTTAAGTATTGGCATACTGCTCATATCACTGCCGTGAACTCTGTTTAAACTAGGCTCACCGTTCGATTCTTGTACCCAACAACTTGCACATTGCGCAGGTCTACCTCCACGTAAAAACTCTGATCTGACGCTTTTAGCATGTTCACTATTATACATATTTTCAAATGATTGTTTGCTACTCCAACCTATAGGTTCTCGTGTTTTACAACATGTACTAACTAATCCTTGCGGACCTTCATGTAAACTGTTCCACGGGCTTGCACAAAAATTTGGTAAATCAAATTCTTCAGTTACTTGTTTATGCCACTGAAATCTGTCTCGTCTTATACTCATGCATATATTTATAATAAATAAAGTATGCACATAATGAATATTGAACGAGTAGAATTAGAAATTTCAAGTGATTGTAATGCAGCATGTCCTGGTTGCGCCCGAACACAAAACTTAGATATACTACAGCCAAAAAATTTAACCATAGATCAAATACGTACATGGTTTCCAGATCGTCTTCACATCGAAAACAAAATATTTAAACTATGCGGAGTATTAGGAGATCCTATAGTAAACCCAGATTGTATGGAGATTACCAAATGGTTGCTAGCACATGGCGGGCGTGTACACTACAGTACCAATGGTGGTCGTAACAGTGCAGACTGGTGGTATGAACTAGGACGGTTAAGTGGTGAACACGATAGAGATCAACTTAAAGTGCATTTTTGTGTAGATGGTCATAAAGAAACAAATCACATATATCGTGTAAACACAGTATATGATATTATTGATCGCAACATGCAAGCATACAGCGACGGTGGACACAGTACAGGTTCACGTGCAGAAGCAAGTTGGATTTATATTGTGTTTGATCACAATGAACACGAACTAGAAACCGCACGTTCTCGTGCTGAAGAATTAGACTTTAGGTTTGCTACTAGAACAGGAATGCGTAATACTTTTCATGATTGGGTTGCAAAAATAAAAAAGAAAGACCATGCTCAGAAGAAAGTTGTAACAGAAGAAAAAGTTATTACTACTACTGGAGCAAAAGCACATAGTAAAATAGAAGTTGTAAAAGAGTTAGATAAATTTATACAACAAGAAAATAAAAGTCAAGAACAAATCGAAGAAATTGTTAATAGTATTAGTTGCAAGTATTATCATGACAAAGAAATTTTTGTAAGTGCTGATAGTAGACTTTGGCCTTGTTGTTTTTTATGGGATAGTGCATTTAAAAATAAAGATGGCATTATGGACAAATATAGTGTATTTCCAAATAATTGGAATAATTTAAATCAATACAGTATTGAAGAAATATTAAACACTGACTATTATCAACAAACACTAGCAGATAGTTTTGACCCAAGGCATAACTTACATGTAAGTCGTTGTATAAGAACTTGTGCTAAAAATCGTGCTTATCATAATGAGATAAAATATGACAAAGATTCTAACGTTAGGGTGTAGTTTTACACAAGGTCATACTATGCCTTATGAAAATAGTTGGAGTTGGATATTAAGTCAACGACATAAACATTTACAATTTTTAGATTTAAGCAAAGGCGGTAGTAGTATACAATGGGCACAATATTGTTTAGACAATATAGATGAATATGATTATGTAATTGCACAGTTAACAAGTCCTTTTAGATTAACGCTATGGCCATCTGGATGGGATAGTATTGAGCATTGTTTCATTAAACGCAGCGAAAATTACACTTTCTGGAATAGTGATGAACTAGAATTATTGTGTGATTTTTCAAGTAGTGGATGGTTAGGAACACCGAGATTTGGATGGCCTGGTAATAGTAAAAATAAAGTTCCATTTATTAGAAAATATTATGAAACAGTTCCAGGTGAATTCCATGTTATAAATTATCAAGGCGTAGCAGAAAGATTAGCGTCACAATGTGATTTTGCATTTAAATGGCGTACAGAAGATCCAATTGATTATCCTTGTATTGAAAATATAATTGAAAATTTTGAGCAATTACAAATCGACGATTTTGGACACTTGGGTGTTGACGGTAGTGCACTTGTAGCAGACTGGATCGAAAAAGAGTTTTTACAACCAGAAGGATTAATATGAAGTGCAGTGCACCAGAAATAGGTATATTTTATAGAACTAATCAAGATCGCATTGCGCCTTGCTGTCAGTATCAACAGACGTGGGCACCCGAGGAGTATGATCCTAGTATTCCTGCTGAACAAATCTCAGCCAGTGACAACTATATACCAAACTGTGCAATATGTCAAGAGCAAAGTTTACATAAAACTACACTTAGAGAAAAGTTTGATCAATACCGAGATAATTATGGATCCAATGGTATAGTATATGCTGATGTACGTACAAGCAATTACTGTAACTTACAATGTAATATGTGTAGCCCATTAGACAGTAGTAAAATTGAAAGTTATGTTCGCAATAATCCTGAGATGGAAAAGTTCTTTAAAGATGCACCACGTGAGTTTGAAAACACAACAGTAAATGTTCCTGTAGACTTATCTAATTTACGAGTATTAAAAGTAGCAGGCGGCGAACCTACAATTGATCCAAAGTGTATAGAATTCTTAGACAGTTTAACAAATACAAGTGAGACCGAACTTTGGGTCACAACAAATGCTACTCGCATGTTGCCTTTCTTACGCAAATATAAACCAAAATTTAAACGTATGTGTGTAACACTCAGTTTAGATGCCACAGGAGATATATTAGAGTTTATACGTTACCCTGCAGATTGGCGTACAATACAAGACAATATAGATGCTGCAATAGAAGAACAGTTGTGCGATGATATGAATGTAAACATTGTTGTACAACCATTTAACATGTTAACAGTTCGCAGTTGGGCAGAATGGTTCTCTGAATTTAGAGAACGTGTGCCACGTACAAAAATAGTTTTCAACGAATGTACAAAACCTAAGCATTTTAGTTTACGTGCTATGCCACCTGTTGCAATTGATTATACATTACACCAACTCGATGCGTGTAAATCACTTTGGCCTAATTTAACTGATCGATTTCAAGAATTAGAAAATATGGCAAGTCGGTCACAGTATAACATCGACTATCACGATACGTTAGTAAATTATATAAATGTAGTAAGTCGCTTACGAAATATTAATGCATGGACTATTCATCCGGCATTTGAATATTTGAAATAAATTCTGCAATTTGCGGATATAGTATTTCTTCATAGTTTTGATTGCGCACAGTATCCAATGTTAGTGTGTCACGTTTAAGTTGTTGACGTTTTTTGTTTACTAAATCTGGGTCTAAATCTGCTTCCATGCACGAAGTTAAGTATTTGCAAACTTTTTGCAAACCGGGCCTAGTATAATCGTTTGCATCTTCTAGTGCTACACTTAAATTCATCCATGCTGTTTCTATTAGTTCCGGATCAACCCATTTTACATCTAAACAACTATCTACAGGATGTGGATCTGGAATACACTTCCAAGTAATTTTATGAGGGTTGTTCCAGTTATGTTGATGTATCCAATCTACTAAGTTGCGTATGTTAATCATATTATAAACTGTTAAGACACTACAAATATGTATAGTTGTAGTTGCTGGATCTAATTTTTCACATAAATCCTCGATATTCTTTTCTAGTTGTCTCCAGTTAAATGGATATCGTATATATTCATATGTACTACGAGTAGCATCAACACTTATAGTTAAATGTACTTCACGAAACACTTTAGCAGTTTCTAAGAATAAATGATTAAATTTAGTTCCGTTTGTTGTTAAATGTAATTTAATACGGTTAGGATGTTCTATATTGTTTACAATATTCCAAAATGTACTGCTAACTGTTGGCTCGCCACCTGTAAACTTTAATTCTTCTAGTGTATTACTAAGTGTAATAATTTCGTCAATATACTTTTCATCAGGTGCATTAAATGTTTTTGTTCCCTTAGGGTCTGCTTGACTTTGTTCTTGTTTTGCGTTATAATACTCAGGTAAAGGTAAGTCTAATTCAACTATACGATTATAGTCTTGACGTAGGCTGTTGCTAACACTAGGTGCACACATTCTGCAACGTAGGTTACAGTTTTCATCTACCATAGTGTCGATCTTTTTTAACTTAGGAGTTGCTTGTACTTGATTTATTTTTAGTGGTGAAATTGCAGTTAAACGTGGACTTGCATCGGTTTTTGCTTCCATATTCCAGCAATAGTCACATGCACTATTACGTATGCCACTTAGTAGATCTTTTCTCAATTGATGGAACTGTTCACTTGAAAATATTTCTTGCAGACTTGCACCGCTGGCTACAAGATCAGCAACTCCCATTGGATCATCGCTATCGCCTTTCATATTACAACATGGAGTCACACGATGTGGTTTGCCATCTTGCCAACTTTTGGGCGCAATACTTTCAAAAGGAAAACTACAGTACGTTGGATGTTTCATAATACTATTTATCACATAAACTACGTACTTAATAAATAGTATTATGAGCAATAAGAATTTTTGCATTTTACCTTTCATCCACTTAGCAACTACAACAGAAGGGCACTGTCGTTTGTGTTGTAAAGTTTCTAAACATGACGTTATATGTGACGATGACGGAAATCCGTTTAACGTTAATAAGCACACGATCAATGAAATATGGAATAGCAATCATTATACACAACTAAGACAGCGTGTTTTAAACGATGAAAGATTACCTGAATGTAAAATATGTTGGACAGAAGAAGAAACATTTTACAGTGCTTGGAATCGTGATCATTCAAAAGAGTTACCAAGTAAGCGAAGAAAAGAAAATCAAAAATGGTTACACAAAGAAAATAAACTATCGGAGCCAGTGCGTGAACTTGTAGAAAATCCACGTATACGCTATTATGATATCAGACTCAGCAACTTGTGCAATTTAAAATGTCGCATGTGTTGGCCTCATTTTAGTAGTCAAATAGTTAAAGAGCAACAGCAATTTGCTGACAAAGGATTGCCAACACATTACAAGAACTATGAAGTTGCTGAATGGGATACTAAACGTCTGTGGGAGAGTTTACATACAGGTATTGCAGACATTGAAGAAATTACTTTTGTAGGAGGAGAACCTACACTACACGACGAAATGTATGAACTAGCAGAACAACTAATTGAAACAGGACATGCACAAAGAATAAGATTTAAACTGACTAGTAACTTAACTAATATACAGTCAAGATTTTTAAAATTATTCAAGTATTTTCATAGTGTAGAAATAAATGGAAGCATAGATGGTGTAAACAATACAAATGATTATATACGCTATCCTAGTAACTGGGCAACAATTGAACGTAACATAGATCTTATACTTGAAACAAATGCTGTTTTAAATCTTACACCTGTAATACAAATATATAATATTTTTAAAATAGATGAATTAATTAAATGGTATATTAATAAATGGATTGAAAAAGAATTGTGCGATAAATTTATATTAGATTTAGATTTATTGTACGATCCAAACTACCTTAGTGTAAAGTTGTTAAATACACATGGTAAAGAAACATGGTATTGGAATGTATACACACCTACAATAGAGTACTTAGATTCTATAATTAAAAATATAGAAATTCAAACAGAAAAAGTACAACATCACTGGCGTGTATTAGATACGTTAAGAACAAGACTAGTAAATATTGCACTTTATACAGAAGCAATTGGCTATAACAAAGACGGTAAATTGCAATATTGGTTTGCTAAATCAAATGATAAAAATATTAAAGTTCTAAGAAAACAATGTGTTGATTATACAAATCAACTTGATAGTCATAGAAAACAAAGCGTATATGATATTATACCAAACTTCAACGAGATAATAAATGACAACACCTAGTGAAACATTTTGTATATTACCATGGGTACATTTAAGTACACGACCCGATGGATCAATGAGAGTATGTTGTACGGCTAACGCTAGTAGCGTAGGTCCTACAAATGATAAAGAACATGGCGGCATGGTAGGTGTATTAAAAGATGACGAAGGTCGTCCTAACAACTTAAACATTACGGATTTTCAAAGTTCTTGGAACAGTACATATATGCGCAATGTTCGTAAACAAATGATGAACAGCGAAATACCGCCAAGTTGTATTAAATGTTTTAAAGAAGAAGCAGCAGGACATCGTAGTAAACGTCAGTGGGAAACTGCATATTGGAGTCAGCGAGTTGATGTAGATCGCTTGTTGGAAAATACACAAGATGATGGTAGTGTACCGCCTGAACTAACGTATATTGATTTACGTTTTGGTACAAAATGTCAACTTGCTTGTGTAATGTGTAGCCCGCATGATAGTAGCGGTTGGATCAAAGACTGGAGTGCAATACATCCTCAAATACAAAACGAAACACTAAAAGAAAATACAATGTGGCGTGATAAAGGAAGTATTAACGGCAGCAGTTATAATTGGCACAAAAATAATTCTGTGTTTTGGGAACAGTTTTATGAACAAATCCCTAATATGCAACAAGTATACTTCGCCGGCGGCGAAAGTCTTATTATCGAAGAACATTACGAAATACTAGAAGAATGTATACGCCAAGGACATGCTAAAAATTTAGAACTACGTTATAACTCAAACGGTGTAGAATGGCGTGAAGATTTGTTTGAACTGTGGAAAGAATTTAAACTCGTACGATTCCATTATAGTGTAGACAGTATACACGAAATGAACAGTTATATACGTTATCCAAGTGATTGGAAACGTACAGAGGAAGTGTTTCATATATTAGATAAAGAAACAAGTAACAATGTAGAAGTCACTGTTGCTTGTGCAGTTCAAGCACTTAATGTATATTACTTGCCAGACTTTATTAAATGGAAACTAGAACAAAACTTCCATAAAATTAACATGTGGCCATTTGGAGCAGGAGGTGTAAACTATCACTTTGTGTATCATCCTGCACACTTAAATGTAAAAGTATTGCCTGCTTGGTTTAAAGCAGAATGTCGACGCAAGTATGAAGAGTTTTATCCTTGGTGGGAAGAAAACTGGGAGAAATCAATACCTGTTTGGCACAAAGGTAAAGTTGATTATGATACTTGGCGTAATGCAGATTATGGTATTAAAAGATTAGAAGGTATGTTATCATTTATGGAAAGCGAAGATTGGAGTGTACGACTACCAGAAATGCGTGAGTTTTTAGCACTATGCGATAGACAACGTAATAATAGTTTTAGTGCAACATTCCCTGAAATGAAAGGAATATTTGATGGAATTTGATTGTAGTTTAAGTAACAGTTGTTATGAAAAATTTAATGTTGATCCTGGTATACTACATCAAGTTGATGAAGCACTGTTTCCGTATGATCCGAGTTGGAAGCGTATTGCAGTAAATTTAAGCGGCGGAGCAGACAGTGCAGTTGGTACTTGTATTTTACTAGAACTTATTGAAAAATTTGGTAATAATACAGAAGTTTTTGTTTTAACTAATATAAGAGTCTGGAACAATAGGCCGTGGGCCGGACCTATTAGTATTGAAGTTTATAACAAGATACGTGAAATGTTTCCTAATGTTAATATGCAACGTATACAAAATTTTATTCCACCTGAGATTGAAGAAGGGGTTCTAAGAAATGATCGGAATCTGAACGGGGTATTATCAGAAATTGGATTGTCGGGTGACAGATTATGTACACAAAGTTTTAATAAGTATGTAACTTACACATATAACTTAGAAGCAGTTTATAGTTTTATTACTAATAATCCTCCAGAATTAGAGTTTAAACATAGACAAAGCCCTGTTGATAGATTTTGGAATCAAGAAAGACTTGATAACACAGATAAAAATCCACAGTTTGGAGAAGATACTCTAAATTCAAAGCACGTGCATCCATGGAAACTTATTAGCAAAGATTTTATAATAGGACAGTATGTTAGACGTGGATGGGAAGATTTACTTAACACAACAAGGTCATGTGAAGGCGATTATAATCTGTTTCCAGATACAGACTTTGTAGACTATTCAAAATACAAACACGGAGTTACAAAACTAGTAACATGTACGGATGTTACTAGTGACCCGGACAGAGGTTGTTATTGGTGTGCAGAACGTGAATGGGCAAAAAAGAAAGTTAATAGTTTATGAAAGATTTAGAATACACAGATTTTACAGCAATTAATTTGCTAGATGGAGATAACCTTACAGTTACTTGGGATGTAGGTAGACGTTGCAACTATGACTGTACATATTGTCCGCCGCATAGACACGATAACTTTAGTCCACATGCTGATATTGAAACGCTGAAACGCACAGGTCAGTTTATATTTGATTATGCTGAATTAATTTTTCCTTATAAAAAAAATAAAAGATTAAACATTAATTTTACAGGCGGCGAGCCTACAGCGAATCCTAATTTTTTACCTTTTGGCGAATGGCTTAAAACAACTTGGAAAGAACATCACAGCGATAAGTTTCATATGAACTTAACTATCACTAGTAATGGTGCGTTTGGTCCTAAAATGGCAAATAGTGTTGTAGAGCATTATGGTTTTATGACAATTAGTTATCATGCTGAAGCACATAATAGTTTAAAACAACAGGTTATTAATAATATATATCTATTGCACGAACGTAAATTTCCTATTAAAATTAATGTAATGTTTCACGCAGAGTATTGGGATGAGTGTGCAGAATTATGTGCCAGATTAGAACGTGACGGTATTGGCTACGTGCCACGTATGATTGGTGAGCATGAGGATAGTAAAAATTCATATGCACATCGTTATACAGATGAACAACTACAGTGGATGAAAGACTACTGGGCAAATAAAAATGCAGCACTAAACAAAACTACAGAAGAAGCAGAAGCAGAAGTAGGACACGAAGCAGGTGCTGTACAAGTAGAAAAAACAGAAGAAAAGAAACTGGCTAGACAACTAGGCAGGCCCTGTTGCGGTAGTCGCACAATGGAAACTTGTGGCACAGATGGCTGCTGGAGTAAAAGTACATTCTTAGAATTTGCTAAGTTCAGTAACTGGCAGTGTAGTGTTAACTGGTTCTTTTTACATATTGAACAGCAAACAGATACTATATGGCACCACCAGACTTGTCAAGCACGATTTGATGGAACACGTGGACCAATAGGAAACATTAGTAAATGCGATGATATTATCAATGAACTACGTACAAACTTAGAAAATAAAACTATGCCTGTAATTACTTGTCCGCTAGGACCAGGTAAACACTGTGGTTGTGGAATGTGTACACCTAAAGCAACAGAACGTAATTCATTGATGGAAATACTTCCGCAGCATATTGAAGATATGAGTATATTTGAGAATACAAAATGACTATAGAAAATTTAATATTAGCAAGTAAAACAGCAAATCATTGTCAGCGTAATTGGGACAAGTCAATTGAGGTACCGACTGAGCATGTAAATGGTCTTATTGAAATAGCAACTAATATGCCTACAAAACAAAATGTAGAATATTTTAGACTTGTTGTCTCTGCTGACAAAGATATTAATAGACAACTATATCAATTTTCAATTGATCCAGACAATCCAGATACATTTGATAGAAATTCGCAGTCGGATGCACATGTTGTTTTTATGTGGTTTAATACGCATCAAGGACCTGGGTTTACTGATATGACAAATAAAGAAGGACACTATGATCCGTGGGATTTAAATGTTAGAACAGCAATTGGTATTAGTAGCGGAGCAGTTGCATTGAGTGCTTGTCAACTAGGATATAAAACAGGTTATAATCAATGTTTTTTAAACAAAGAAATTAAAGAATTAATATCATCAACAATTGGTATATCACCGTCAGAACTAGGTGGCATAGAATTATTATTAGGAATTGGGTTTCCAGTCACTAGTGTTCCGTGGAACTATGTTCTCGATGATGATAATAAATTAGTAAGAACAGTTGAGTCTAGAACTAAAAATTTAACAACATACACAGTAGGAATATAAAATGATTATTACAGGAAATCCAGAAAAAGGAATTGCAAAAAGTTTATTGTTACATTATCCAGATGCAGAGTTTTGTAGCAGAGCAACTGGCTTTGATTTAACTAAAGCAGATGGTCAAGAAGCATTTGCAGATCGTTGTTTAGAGCATGACAAAGTTGTTATTAACAGTGCACTGTGGAAGTTTAATCAAACTTTGCTACTAGATACAGTATACAAAACACTTAAAAAGGCTCAAAATGACGCACATATTGTGTGTATTGGTAGTACTACTGATAGAACTAGCAAAGGAAATAGTTGGCTTTACAATGCAGAAAAGAAAGCATTGCGTGATTATTGCAATAGTTTAGGTTTAGTTAATGTATGGCACAGTGGTCCAAAAATAACATATATAAGTTTTGGAACACTTAGTAATAATCAAGAAAAGCATCCTGGTAGAACTTGTATGGATATTGATGTAGCAGCCGAATATATAAGTTGGATATTTAAACAACCGTCGCATTTGGCTATCAATGAACTAAGTATCGATCCGATACAAAATACCGAACATAGAAATAAAAAAACCACTGGACTGTTTTCTAAAGTTAAAAAAAGTATTGCTACAGTTTCTAAAGGATTTTAATATGTGGAGTATGGATACGCTTGAATGGTTGGATATTGAACTTACAAGTTTTTGTAATATTCGTTGTAAAGGTTGTTTTAGAGAACTTAGTAAACAAGCAGACAAAATTCTAAATAAAGAATATATTAGTTTAGATACCATACGTGAGCGTTTTCGCAAAGAAGAAATGCCTGCAATTAAAATTATTAATTTTTGTGGCAGTGTAGATGAACCCACAACACACCCTGATTTTCATGCTATAGTAGAGTACTTTGCAGACTGGGGTGCACATATTAATATTGCAACAAACGGAAGCACTCGGACTGAGCAATGGTGGGAAAACCTTGCTGGTATACTCAAAGGCACAAGTCATGCAGTTACCTGGGGAATAGATGGCAGTGATGAATTAAGTGAAGTATACAGAGAAGGTTCTAACTTTGTCAAAGTAGAACGTAACTTTCGTGCATTTAATGCTGCAGGCGGCCGTAGCAATTGGCAATTTATTGTATTTGAACACAACGAACATCAACTTGAAGAAGCCAAGCAACGTGCAACTGATGAAGGATTCAAAGGATTTAAAACTATTATTAGTCATCGTAAAGAATCTAAAGGAGATACAGTTAAGGCTGCAAAAACAGAAGAGATTGACAATGCACCAGAAATACCGTATATTAGTTGCAAGTACGGAAATCAAAAAAGAATTTTTATTAATCATAATGGTAATGTTATTCCTTGCTGTCACTTAAACAGTAAAATGATGGAATACACTGCAAGCGGAGAAGTTAAAGACGACTTTGAAACACTAATTGAAAACAACAATTATTATGATACTATTAATTTAAAAAATGCAAGTATCGAACAGGCTATTAATAGTGATATATGGCAAGGCATTAAAGATAGTTGGACTAGTGATAATCCAGTACCACGTTGTATGCAAGTATGTAAACAAATGAAAAGAGATGTGTTTATTAAAGAAGAATTATAATGATACTGTCAGACGAATATAATCAAACAGTTGATTTTTTTATACCAGATCAGTATAAAAAAATTGGAGTTCGTTGTAGTGGCGGTGCTGATAGTAGTATTTTATTATATATGTTAATAAAATATTTTGAGAATAAAGATGTTTTAATAAATGTTCTAACTTGTTCAAATGATGAAAAACATAGATGGAATAGTAGACGTGCAGCAGATGTTATCAATTATGTAATTGATAAAACAAATACTACAAAAATTAATATGCATTATTCATATTATAAAGATGTACAAAATGTTGAATACTTTGACACAGTAGAAAAAAACTTATTTAATACACAAGACATTGATTGTGTTGTATCTGGGCTTACTGCGTGTCCAAATGAAGGAGAAACTGCAGAAACTATAAACGGAGAAGTAGTTGATTTATATCCGCCCGAACCTGCTTATAGAATTGGACGAGATAAACCACAGTGGATTAATCATTATTATACACCATTTATAAATGTAGATAAAAGATTTATTGCATCTATGTATAAACAGTATCAAGTAGGAGATTTAGTACAGTTAACCAGGAGTTGTGAAAATATGCCTGCTTACAAATATTACGACCCAAAATTTGAAAATACTCCGTGTGGTAACTGCTGGTGGTGCTTAGAACGTAAGTGGGCATTTGGAGAATTTTAATTTGGCTGATCATAAAATTGTAAGTGTTAAAACTTTATTTGAAGAAGAATTAAAAGAAGTAAGATTAATGTATGAAGAAACAAACGATACTGAATTAAAAGTAATGTTTGAACAAGTTATTAAATATTTGGAAATGAGATTAGATGGCAGAGTCCAATGAAGATTTAAAATGGAGTGAGTATGACTTTACAAAAATTCCGTACGATGACATTGTCCAAGTTGGGCAACGTACTCTTCTTTACAGAGATTTGTTTACTGTTAGTTGGTTACTTGGTAGGTTTTGCAATTATCGTTGCAGCTATTGTTGGCCCTACGCCCGATCAGATCGTAAAGACCACAGACCCACCGACTTATGTCTTAAGACTATTGATGAAATAAAGAGGCAAGCACGTGATAACGGTTTTAACAGTTTCCATTTTAGTTTGTCTGGCGGTGAGCCTACTTTTCATCCAGGGTACTTGGACATACTTGGTTACTTGGCTGATGATGTGCCTAATACTAATTATACTTCCATACATATGACATCAAACTGTAGTCGTCCTATGAAATGGTTTGAAGATTATGTAGAACGTGCAAAGCCCTTTCATAGAGCAAGTATAACCGCTAGTTTACACACAGAACACTTAAATACACGTGAGAAGATGCAGGACTTTGCAGATAAATTAATCCTGTGTCAGGAGCACGATGTTCAAATTACAATCAATATGGTCATGGTTCCCGAGTGGTTTGAAAAGGACTGGGAAAACGCCCTGTTCTTTCACGAACAAGGAATCAACGTTACCCTTAAACCACAAAGCGACCCAACGGCGTCAAGAGTCGTGGACGGTTATACAGAAGAAATGTTACAGCGATTGTGGAACGGTATGCCGCAAATGGCGTATACTGAGTCAAAGCGAAAATGGGCCGCTCGTCCAAGGCCAAGTTTCGAATTGCCGCCTTATGCAATAGGCGAAAATGATAAAAGCGTACCGTGGCATATGCAAGTAGAATTTACAGATAGTAAAGGCAAAAAATGGTACATGGACCAAGCGGAGAGATTTAATGCTTTCGGATTTAACAAGTTTGAAGGATGGATGTGTCAGAGTGGGTATAGCGGTATTATTATCCGTGAGCCTGATGGCAGTATTAAGCGTAGTTACAGTTGTCATGATGTTCCTCTAGGTAATATAGAAACAGGATTTAAACTGTTTGACGGACCACGTGTTTGTACTACACCTGCATGTGTTAGTAGTGCAGACAGTAAAATACCAAAAAGAAAAGTTAATAAATAGCAATATGCCAATTTTAACAGATCCAACACTAGCAACAAACTTTGTATGCGAGCCAGATTTAACGTCTGGTCTACAATGGATGCATGATCAATGCATGGAAATATTCTCGCATTTACCAAATATATATACACAAGAGCCCGAATCGGAATTTTTTAAAGAACACATAAAAGAGCATTATGCACTTTACGATCCAGACAAACCTCTTATGCAGGTTGTATATCTAGCAGACATAGAACCTTATCGTGAATTAAGCGATATGCTAGGGCGTTTTGGGTTTACACGTGCTATTAAGTTTTTTCAAAGTGATCCAACACAGCCAAGTTTTAAAAATGTAGAACATTTATTTTTCTGTCATAGACATCATTATACTAGCAGTGTTGCAAGTTTAATTTTTCCAATTGCAGGCTGTGACGAAAACACTATTACTAGTTGGCCTGAGTATGAGGATGTAGATGGTTACATACCAGATGATCCTAGTATAGGCGTATACTGGAGCGAATACTATTGGAAAACATATAATAAAGACAACGAACGTTATTTGCTCACTGACGAAGAAGCAACATGCAGATATGCACTAACAGATAGACCAGTGCTGTGGAACGTTAAACAGTGGCACGAAGCATACAATCAAGGTACACAGCATCGTGTGATTGCAAATATTAATTTTGAAAGTGCAACACAGACCTGGCAAGAAAGTGTTGATATTGTAAAGGCAATTTAATGGATTGGATTTGGGTAATAGCAATTGGATACCTATGGGGAACACTGATTTCTCATTGGGGTGCGAGTATACTATTACATCGTTACTACTGTCATAATCAATTTCGAGTGCCTGTATGGTTTGAAACTATTGGGCTTGCAATGCTTATGATTGCAGTAATACGTTCGCCAATCGGATGGATCGCTAGTCATAGAATGCATCATGCACATAGCGATACCGAACACGATCCACATAGTTCAAAGTATATTGGTTATTGGAAAGTATTACTAACAACATGGGACATACCTCGTATACCTATAAAGTATGCAAAAGATTTGTATGCTAATCCAAGATTAGTATTTTGTCACAATCACTGGTTCAAAATAGTAGTTGCAGTATGGATAATAAGTTTACTAATAAGTTTTAAGTTTTTTGTAGCATTTGCACTTATGCCGTTTATACATGCAAAACTAGGTTTTGGTTTACTTAATACAGTTGGACACAAAGAAGACGGCGGTTCAAATGTTTGGTGGTTAAATTTTTTAATTGCTGGAGAAGGTTTTCACAGAGAACATCACAGTAATTTTAGAAAAATAAGATTGCACAAATACGACACAGGTGGCTGGATTGCACAAAAATTAATACAAGTTGGCATTTTTAAAACCGTATAATCATGGAAAAAATTCAAAAAATATTAAATCAAAGTCTTGCTATTCGTACGTTTCCTATTCGAGAAATAGAACGTACAGTAGAATCTTACAAATTTAATAATCATACTGCAGTACATAAACATCAAAGCCAAATTGTTGATTACTTAAAACCATATTGCGATTTAAGTGACTTTGATTATTTTTATCCATTAAATGGTATTACTGAAGGACTTAATTATTGGATGTGGCAAGAAAAGCGTTCAATTAAAATGGCTGCAGACGACTATCAATGGGTTACTGGTAAAGAAACTGGGGAAGTTTTATATCTTAGTAATCCGACAAGTTATGACGGTAATTATTGTACAATTCCAACGGATATACCAGTTGTTTTAGATTTAGCATATTTGTTAAGTACAGAAAAAAAGTATATTGATATATCAAGTAATGTAGAACGTGTATTTTTTAGTTTTAGTAAATGCTTTGGCTTGCGTAATTATAGAATTGGATATTATTGGAGTCGTACACCTGACAAAAGACTAGAACCGTTGCATACTAGTGCCAAGTATTATAACTATTATAGTATGGGTTTAGGAGAACATTTAATGCAAAACATAGATAGCGATTTAGTTTATAATACACTTAAACCATATCAATTAAGTATATGTAATGAATTAGATTTAACCCCTAGTGATGCAATTTGGCTTGCAACTTCTGATGATTTGTGTTATAGTAAGTTTAAACGTAATTACACAAATAGATTATGTATTGCTGATTTAATCAAGGAGCAGTATCATGCAACCTAATAGAAGAATAGATGATATTACTAAGATAGATGATTTACAATTTATTGCAAATGAATTGCAAAATGTTGGTATGACTGTATTTCACGAACAAAATTTAACTGAAAATGATTACATTAAAACAATGAAAAAGTTTGGTGAATGCGAAGCACCTGACTTGTTTATGAATCCAAAAAAATATCCTGAAATATTTTTAGTTACTGGAAAACGTGACGACGATGGAAACAAAATTGGTATGTTCGGAGATACAGAACTCGGGTGGCACAGTAATGGTAATAGTAGACACCTAATAGATAAAATTGTTATTGGATTATATTGTATCGAGGAAGATATTAATACAACATTAAGCATATGTAACACCAGTGATCCTTTTTATGAATTATCTAAAGATGAACAAGAGTATTGGAAAAGTATTAAAATTAAAATAAAATTCCAAAACAATACTATGTATCATTTAGATGATGATGATCCTGAATTAGAATTTATGAGTAAAAATAGAGGCAGTATTAGATCTCTTGTAGGAGAACATCCGCACACTGGTAAAAGTTATTTTTATTTTCCTTATCATTTTATTGTAGGTGCTTGGGAGGGTAAAAAGAAAATAGATCATGAAGAAATGATTCAAAAACTTATGCCTATTATTTTTAAAAGCAAACATCAATATCATCATATTTTTAAACGTGGAGATTTATTATTAATGGATCAATTTACTACGTTACATAGACGTACACCTGTACTAGATAGAAATAGGTTGCTTTGGAGAATTGCTTGTGATTATCAACACATCACACCTACAGAAGAATTACACTATTGAAGATATGAACTATTTAGATAGTTCTGAGGCAAGTGTATTATATAAAAAACAAGCAGAAATTGTTCGCAGCAATAACTGCAAATGTTTAGTTGACGTAGGATGTCGTACTGGAGAAATAAATCGTTATCTTAATAATCACGATTACTTTTATTATGGATTTGATACTAGCAAAGAACCAATTGCGTATGCACAGAAAAAATATCCGCAGCACAAATTTGAAGTCAGAGATTGGGATGATTTGCTTTTCATATCAACGGATGTGGTAATTTTTAGTAGTGTTTTAATATATAGTAAAGATCCAATTTCTATGTTCGAACATATTTGTAATTTTTATAATACAAAACGTGCTATTGTACATGAAGTAAATAATAAAAACACAGAAGAATTGCCGTATACTGATTTAGATTATTTTAATAAGTACGAGCATACCAGGTATGATTTTGATTTAAACATACCTGTAGGACATAGGACAATATTAGATGTACAATACAGATAACTTTCGTGTGGTTCATAATAAAATTGATTATCATGAAAACGGCGAGCCGGTCAGGCGTTATATAAATGATGATCCAGGCAGTTTAATTAAAGTAGACAGACCTTCATACGAATACCTATCATTGAATGATGAATACAACGGCTATCGTGATATGGTATGGACACCTATAGATTTACCTTATTTAGATGTAGATATGGACCATGTTGCCAACCTAGCAGAAGATCCTGTATTACAGGAATATTATTATCAAACTAAAAATGTTGGGCAACTAACATTTTTAAAACCAAACATGTGTGGACAAGCAGGAGCAAATCCAGACTGGTATGATTTTGCAAAACAAGAGTTACCTCATATTATCGAATATATCGAAACACTTCCATTTGACACAATTCACCAAGCATTTTTTGTACAATCTCCTCAGGCCATTCCTTGCCATTATGATGAAGAACTAGCAATAAGTGATGTACTAAAAGCACAAGCACCTAGTCATTTACATTTCAGATGGAGTCGTGTTACTGATTGGCGAAATGAACATTTCTATATGACTAGAGATAGTGATGCTACACAAATATATCCAATGCTACCACCTGAGACAAATGCATTTGCATATGATGGTGCAGTGTTTGAACATGGTGTTAACAGAGGTTTTGAAATGCGTGAGAGAGTACAGTTAGTAATACACGGTGTTTATAATTTATCTAAATGGCATGAATTACTAGAACAAAGTTGGAACAAATATAAAGAATATGCAATCACAACCGAACATTTCAATTTATAGATACAGCGAAGATCCAGATAGTTATCGTGATAAAATTTGGGAATTTGCAAAAAAAAGTATAGAAGAAGGTAACGATAGTTTAAAAAAATACAAAGCAAGATCGTATGACCCAGATGATCCTAATATTGAAACATGGATGTGCTTTGTAGAAGATAAACTTATATCTATTAGTGCAGCAGAACGTAGTCATTATACAAATGATCCCGATACTGCAGTAAGAATATGTAGATATCATATACTTAAAGATTATAGATTTACTCACTGTGGATTACGCATGGGAGAATTGCAAATACCATGGGCCAGAGAACACGGATTTGAAATACTTTATGTGACACACGATATTACAAAACGTGCAATCAATGCACTGTATCAGCGTAAAAAACGTATGACAGTTAGTAGTTTCAATGAATGGACACAAGGTGAATGGTATAATAGTTTAGAATTAGAAAAAGATTTCTTATTTAAAACTGGGCCTATTGTACAGTATGTTTATAGTATTAGATTACAAAATCCAGACTTTGTATGGCAACCAAAAAGCAACTTGATTGTGCCTGCTGAGGAATATCTATGAAGGTGTTGTTAAGTGCACCACGTGCAGGAAGCAGTTACTATTACGAACACATTGATCGTGAAAATCTACAGTTACCCAATGTGTACAAGCCACATGACAAAGCAGAGTTTTTGAATCCCGACATTAAAAGCGAATGGGATACAGCAACTAAAATAGCATGGCTCAACAATGAGCGTGAACAAGGACGTGAGTACACATTCAAGCATCATATAAATTATCTTATAACACCAAAACAGGATTATTACAACACATGGTTCACGGACTTTTATAAAGATGATCATGTTCTTGTACTAAAACGTCGAGATCGCTGGCGTTGGTTTTTAAGTTTTTTGTTTCAAGATTGCAATCAATGGTCGACTGCAGGAGTAGAGATTGGTGATGATAGCTATACAAACAATATAAAATCTAACTGGATTGATTATGATTATACTCGTAGTTTAGAACAATTTTTCTATATATTGAAACTGTTAAACAGTTGTGAAGGCACTGTTGTATATTATGAAGACTTAACGTTTACAAGTAAAATACACAGGCAATTATCACGGCTTGTAGACTATGAATCGTATTTTACAAATATTGAAGAAATAAAACAAAAGTTTCAGGAATACAATCATGATTGACTTGGTTGTAGTTAGTATGCCTGTGGTTGAAATATTCAGTCCTAGTCCTACTCCTGGTATCTATTATATAAAAGCTGCTGCTGAACAGGTTGGGTTTAGCAGTGTTGCTAAAGATTTAAACGTGTGGATACAAAATCAGGACATCGATCTACAACCAATGATAAACTATTTCATGCAACACAATATCGAGAATATGGACAGTTCGTGTGAAGCTCATCAACAAGCAGACCAATTTTTTAGAACTTATATTCATCTTTACAAAGATACGTTTGATAACTGCAAACGAATTGGCATCGGACTTTTCAGTGTTTATAATATCTATCCAGGTATAATCTTTTCAAAAATTATAAAAGAACTTTATCCAACAGTTGAAGTAATCGTAGGCGGTAACGGTACTGAAGACACTGGCATAGGAAGTGCAGATGTAGGTGAATATTTTTTAAACAACAAACTAGCAAAATATGCTGTATACGGCGAAGGGGAAGAAGCTATACAATATATATTGCAAGGCAAAGATCATCCTAGTGTAAACAACAAAGAAAACAAAACCTCATTGAATGACTTAAACAGTATAGCATATCCTAACTACGAAGATTTTTTCAAAGACTTTCCACATTACCAAAGTTCACAGATTTCTATTCCTATTGTTGGAAGCAGAGGATGTGTACGAAAATGTACTTTTTGCAATGTTGCAGCAATATGGCCAACTTATAGATTTAGAACTGGAGAAAACATTGCACAAGAAATGATCAACAATAAAGAAAAGTTTGGAGTAACTTCTTACAGATTTATGGACAGTTTGATCAACGGAAGTATGAAAGCATTTCGTGATTTATGCAGTACAATGGTTGAATACAATAGCGATATAACCTGGAGTGGTCAATTCATATGTAGATCAAAAACACAAATGCCTCCGGAAGATTTTGTTAATATGAAAAAAGCAGGCGGTCACTCTGTTAGTATTGGTATTGAAAGCGGAAGTGAAAAAGTACGAAACGATATCATCAAGGGATTTACCGAAGAAGATATGATTTATACATTGGATCAATGTGCCAAGAATGATATAAGAATACAGCTGATGTTTTTAGTCGGGTATCCAACAGAAACCGACGACGATCATCAAAAAAGCATTGACTTATTGCACAAATACAGTTACTATAAACACGGTATAGATATTACCATCGGAAAAACACTACGACTACTGGACAATACGCCTCTAACAGATAAGTTGAGTCATTTGTATCGTTTTGATGACAACACAGAATCAGAATGGGTAAGCACTGTTGTTCCAGATTTGACATTTGAAAAACGTGTTGAACGTGCAAAACATCTCAGAGAAACCTGTGAACACATTGGATATAACCTAATAAACATACACGATGACGAAAACTTTTTTGAATACAAATTGAAAAGACGACTAGAATAAATATCAAGTAGGAGAATATTATGAGTTTAAAAAAGCATCAACTGCCCACTATACACAATTTCGACTTAGACATTGATCTAGAACGTTTACGCAGTGCAGCAGATGCACTAGCAGAAAGCTATACTGATGTTAGAAGTGCTAATCCTATGCTGTGTGACAATCACATGGAACTGGTAGAAAATGTTTATGACAACTTTGAACAGATCAATTTGACAACACCTAGCGAAATATTACCATACGAAGCCAGTATTAAAGAACGATTACGTAGACGTGAAGAACACCTGTATAATGTTCCTACAGAGCAATATACAGGCAGCTACTTTGAAGAGGTTGTAACACAGTTAAAAGCACCTGCTAGTCGTGTACGTATTACAAAACTTGCACCGGGTAAAATTATTCCTTTTCATGTTGACTACGATGTGAGCTATGCTGTACGTTGTATCTGTCCTATTCACGGAGGCAACAATGTTGTTAATCTGTTTAAACGTGACGGTGAGTTAGAAGCCTACAATTTGGAAGATGGCAATGCATACTTTCTAAACATTGGGTATCCACATGCAGTTATAAACATGAGCAATCGTCCTAGAATTGCACTGATGTTCAGTTTAGATGGTGTTGATGATTTACCGCAATGACACAAGAAATAGTAATACAACAGCATACAATTGACACACTGATGAGTTATGTGCGTGAGCATGTTGATTTGGAAACACACGTGGATCCGTTTTATATGAATGTTCCTGCAGAACTACGTGAACGTGCATTTGGTTCTTATTTGAACACCACTGCAATGGAAACAGCATACATCTATGCTCATACACAACCAATACCATTGCATGTAGACAGATATAAAAAGAATGCTGTTTATAATTTGTGTGTACCTTTGTATAAAACTACCGAACAAGAACAACGTCTTTTAGTATTTGATCAGCAGTTTACATCACATGGTATGAGTTGGAGACTTGGCAGTATAGAACACGAAAAACATAAACCAGCAGGTTATTATGATCAAAGTACCAGTGATGCTGACAACGATCATTTACCCAGTGAAGTATTAATAGATGTGCGTCCGGCAGACACACCAGGTGTAAGTGCAATTACTGATCAACCTTTACCTGACAGCATACAAAAGTTATTGCCATACGGAAATCAAAATTTTTATTATGGACTAACTGGTATTGCTTGGCACTGGAGACCAGGTGCTGCCTTACTATTCAAAAGCAGCCAGATACACGGCACTGCAGTACAGAGTGCATTTAAAATTGGTTGTGTTGTATTGATGAATTCAGACCTTGTACAACTTGATCGTACGGTACATTAAATTGTACAGTACAACCAATCTTAGGAGATTGCATTATACCAGTTGCATGTGGATGAACAGCAGAAAATATTAATGCTTTACCGGGTGTATATGGCCATGCTTTTCCGCTTAGTCCATAGTAAAAGTCTTTGTTGTAAGGCAAGTGTTGCATTAAATCGTTGTCAATTGGTTTATTTGTTAATCCTGATATATTTTTATATTCACAGGGTCTACTTTTTAGTGCACTCAAGTAATACATTTCTTCTAATTCTTTGTCGGTTTTATCATCAAATATATTCCAAATCCAACTTACAGGACTTTGACTATTAATTGTTTGATCAAAAACTACAAAGTGCTGAGACGGTGCAGCAGATATTGGCATTAGCATTATAGTTTGTTTTTTATCTGATATATCTGCATGTATTGTAAAAGGATTAACATGAGAAAATAAATTACCATAATGATAATTTGATGTATCAATAAATCTTTTTATAATTTCTTTTATTTTTTCTTGTTCTTCAATAATGCTTAGTTCATGCATTTTGCTTGCTTTACCGTTAACTGATAAATCTTTAAGTTGTTCTAATGTTTTGTTTGGTAAATCAAATTCTATCATGGAATAACTGTAAGTTCTCTAACTACATTTCCTTCATTAAATGTATCAATAATATACTGCACAGCATTAAGTGCGTTACCGACTGTTATTTTCTTATCATTTGGTGCTATCTTGTTTATGTGTGGCAAATCAATATATCCAAAACGTAAATTACATACAGCCGGGCCATCTTTAATATAAGATAATTGTTCACATGCTTTATCAGTGGCTGCTTTGGCAGCAGCATATGGCCAAATATGTTTTTTTATACCATCACTTGTATTAGATCCTAAATTAATAATCAACTTGTTGTTTTGATTTTCCCATTTCTGATAGACCTTATATAGTATATCTAATTGTGTATTCATACCCTCAACACTATCTGCTGAAATTGCAGGAAATGCATTGTTAATAAAAATATCACAATCATGTATTGCATTTAACATGCTTTTAATATTATTTTTATCGAGTAAATCATAACCATTGGATCTAGAAAAAACACAATCGGGTTTAAAGTGATTGTGTATAGCAAATCCTAGTCCGCTAGTGTGTCCTGTTAGTGCAATTTTATTCATATCAGACATACAACAAGATGTATCCTATCATCAGTGCTACCATTAAACGCAGTGTGTGGTTTTTTTGTATCGGTATGCCACCAAGTATTTGCTGGTAAATGCATTACTTCATCGTCGATTACCATACGACATCCTTCATGTGTCTTGATAGGATAATGTATTCTTGTACTATCATCTGTATGCCATGTTAGACAAGTTTTTAGTTTTGATTTCATTAAACGTATTCTTCCTACAGCATGATGTTGTACAAGCATATTATACATCTCTTCGAATTCTGTTCCATTGAAGGTAGGATTAAAAACAGTAAAATCTTTTTCTGTATACATTGTGGTACGTTTTGGCACTACAAGTTTATTGTTTTCATCATAATATGAATTATCCCAATCCCAATATAAACTACCGCAACCAATTGCTTGATTGCTAGGATCTTCTTTTACTCCATTGATACAGATTTGTCCATGATGCCAATTTATTAAATTATTTTTTAGTAAATTGTTTAAAGCATTTTCTAAATCGTATTCTGGGTAATCCAGTTTTGTAAAATACTTCATAAATTTATTTATTATACAGCCATAGGTGCTTTAATACTTGGCATTGGATCATAACCGATTAGTTTATAATCTTTAGTTTGTGTGTTTAACAACGTTTCTAAATCACAGAACGGGGGCATAAACAAGTAAGGTAGTTTACGTTCGTCTCTTGTTAGTTGCTCTTGTACTTGTTCTAAGTGATTCATATAAATGTGACAGTCGCCGCCTGTCCAAACAAACTCTCCGACTTTTAGTTCGCAGATGTGTGCTAGCATATGTGTTAGTAGACTGTAACTTGCAATGTTAAATGGTACACCTAAGAACATATCTGCACTACGTTGATACAGTTGACAACTTAGTTTACCATTCATTACTCTGAATTGTGCCATAGTATGACAAGGAGGCAAAGCCATTTGTTTGATTTGTAATGGATTCCATGCACTCAGTATAATGCGTCTACTATCTGGATTATTTTTAATTTCACTAATAATATTAGTGATTTGATCGCATTTTGGATGTTCACCATTGAAGTTGCGCCATTGCGCACCGTAAACAGGACCTAGGTGTTTTGTTAGTTCGGTGTTAATGTAGCCTAGTTCTACACCTTGCTTGTCAGCATTAGCAGTCCAAATAGTTGTTTTGTCTACTAACTCACTACGTTGTTCTCCGTGTGTAAGTTCAGCAAGTCTACGTTCGTCTGTGCTGCCTTCTAAGAACCATAACAGTTCTCCTACTACACTCTTCCATGCAAGACGTTTTGTAGTAACAGCAGGAAAGCCTTCTTGTAAATTAAAGCGCATTTGGTATCCAAACACGCTTTTTGTACCTACTCCAGTACGATCAGTAACTTCTTCTCCGTTATCGAATATATGTTGTAACGCATCTAAATACTGCTTCAAAGTGTGCCCTCTTCTCTCATTTGTGCTCTAATTTCGGTTGCACTAATACTATGTATCTTTTCGCCTAAGTCGTGTTCTGTAAAAGTGTAACCTACTCCACGTCCGTAACTAATATCTATAATGTTAGGAACTTTCATGATAATGTAATGTTTATTGTGTGCAATGTTTTCATCGTATAGTGTATAGATAATATTTTTTCTAATTTGATTAAATGTAAAAGGATTATCGTCATTGCCCATGCCTGCGTCTGTGTCGTGTACATCACGTACCATTATACATACTTGACCAGTTACTTCAAGTGCACGTTTAAATAGTTCTGTATGACCCTCGTGCCACGGTTGAAACCTTCCTAGTAATTGAACGGTTGGTTTTTTTGAATCAAACAACTCCACTGTTTCTCTCCATCCATCTCTGTACCACTGGTAATAGCACTTCATGGGTATCACTAAACCATTTTTCTACGTGATAGTCAACATATGCGTTATAAGGAGGTACAAACATTTTGTTTGTATCTTCGTGTTTGCTTAGTTTAATAGTATCCATCCAAATAGTAAAGTCTGCATTGAATTCCATACGTGCTTGATCAGTTGGAGCAACAAAGTCTGCTATAGCAATTTTTCCTGCACGTACTACACCATCTGCTAATAAACGCATACGATCTGCTTGACGCATACGACCTGTAGGTGTAAAGTCCCAATCATGATAGTGTTTTCTAATATCATCAGCATTTAGGTGTACAGCACCTAATAATTCTGCTAGTGGTTTTGCTAGTGTAGTTTTTCCGCTTCCGGGTAGCCCAAATATTAATATTTTCATATTTGTCTCCACTTGTCAACCCATAAGTCTCCTTCACGTTCACTGCTAAACAATTCATATGAAGTTTCAATAAGTTCACGTGGCAAAAATGTATCACAGTTGTATGTTCCTGGAATACGACTTAACCATATTTCATCAATTATCGATAGTAATCCATTGACAAGTTGTGCACCGCCAATTACCCAGACATCTTGTAAACGATTCATATTAACAAGTTCTGTTTTAGCAGTTTCAAACTTTACATAATGATACCCGCCGCCGTTATAATCATCAGCACTGCTGGTTACAACTATGTTATTGCGATTAGGCAATGGCTTTATGGGCAGGCTATTCCAAGTAGCCTTACCCATTGCAACTACACTACCTGTAGTGTTTTGTTTAAACCATTTTAAATCTGCTGGATTGTGTGGCCAAGGTAAATCGTTATCTTTACCTATGCCCCAATCATCGTCACACGCTAGTATCGCTCGAATCATCTTTCTTTTTATCCAGTAAGTTTTTTGTTAAGTTATTAATTTGATCTTCGAGTTTATTATAGTCTATTACTATCTCAACATCCCTAACAGGACTTCCGTAGTCTTCACCTAAATCTTCAACTGCACTTAAAATAAACAATACAATATTTGGCTCGTCTACATCTTGTAAGTCCTCTCCTTCAAATATAACTCGATCACCGTTTTCTAAAACAAGGATGAGACGATCGACGAATTCTAGTGGTACTTCGTCGATGTTAGCGTCTCTTAATATATTTTGAAATGTTCGATCTTTTTTATGAATCGGCATTAGCAGTTGCTTTTTTAGGTTTGCGTCCTCGCTTTGGCTTCAAGTTTGGATCCATTTCGTAGGCTTCTGCTTTTAATCTTTCTGCTTCTGCTAAAAATGTTTCTGCTTGCGATAATAAACCTTGTGCAATTGCCGTATCATCTAGTGCTTGTTCACTAGTGTTTACTGCTTGATCGATTGTTTGTGTTGGATCTAACGTAGTTTGTGTACGAGGTGGTTGATCTGTATCGTTTACCATTGTATTGCGAATATCTTGCTCGCTCATACCTGTGCGCTGTTTACGAATCACTTCGTTAACTTCACTCAATGATACACCTGTGCTACGATTAGGTGTTAACGTAATATTAGTAGTTGGGTATTTTTTAATCCAACCACGTTTGTGCATCTCTTGTAACATTGGTGCACCATCGCTAAAGTAACTACGGTTAGCAATTTCAAAAAACTCACTTGCTTCTTGTCCTGCTGCAGACTCAACTACACGAACAACATCGTCATGTGCATAGTCTGGTAGTCTATCTGTTTCTACTACTAAACAATGGTCTTTATCTTGAACATTACCACGTTCGTCGTAGATTTCACGGAATACAACTACACACTTAATGCCTGTGTTAGTTACTTGTCCAATGTGTTTTAAATTTGCCATTATAAGCCTCCTTATGCTGTTTCTTCAGCCGCGGCGTCTTCTGTTTGATCTTTTTGTTGATCTTGTACACTTGTAATAAACGCTGTTAAACGATTGTATACAACACCTACTTGTGCAGCCTCAGCGGCACGGAATGCACCACGTTGCATTGCTAAGTCAATAACTTGTGCTGCATTTTGCAAATCTGCTACACCCAAACTTGGTGCAACTGTTTGTGCGTCTGCAGCCGGTGCTTCCGCTTCTGTTTCTGGGGTTTGATTTTCTTCAGCCATATTATACTCCTATTGACTAATTAATTATATACGTACTTATTTATCACTATTATCAATTGACATTTTGTACGCTATAAGATTTGAATAAAATGTATCAAAGTCGGTTACTTCTTCAAACCAAAATTGATACAACTTTTTACCTAAACTTTTTATGTAATGAAAGCCAGTACAGCCGCTAAAGTCTAAACTGTCTAAATCTGGCTCCTCGTTAAATTCTACAACTAAGCGATTTTTCATCATTTTAGTTACTACTGCAACATCTATAATATGAAGATCGTTATCGCTTAGTGTTAATCCTTGTTTAACAATTTTCATAGATATTTATGCAGCCTTTCTTTCCTGTGATTCGTAATATACACTTTGCCCAAACGGTGCAACAGGCTTTGAGTAAGGATTTTTAATAAGGAATAATGTATCACAGTAGTCTGGATCTCCCCATTTACCCCAAGGCTCACCATCTGTAAACATAATAAATTGGTCAGGCTCAATACCTTGTTCTTCCATAAATGTCCAGTTAGGCATAAAGTCAGTCCCACCGCCACCTGTCATTTCAAACTCGGTAATCGAACGACCATCTTCGTGTGTAAATTCATCGTATCCGCTAACTTCTGTATCAAAGCACCAAATACGAATTTTGTATGATTCAAATTGATCCATAATGCCTTGTACTTCACTTAAGAAGTCTTTGGAATCATCGTAACTAATACTACCACTTACATCTAGTGCAATAGCAATATCAATCATTTGATCTTTTAGCATACCCGGAAGCACTACATTACTAAACTGACTTTTGCGATTAGGACGCATAAATGTAAAGTCTGATGTTAAGTTGCTTTCAAGTGTCACACGAATCATTTGACGCCAGTCCATTTTAGGTTCTGTTAGTTCTCCAATCATACGTTTAATATCTCCAGGAATATTACCAGCGCCTGCACTTTGTGCGGCTTGTATAATTGCGTTTTTCATTTCGTCTGCAATAGCCTTAGCATCATCTTTTGAAATTTTAGGAGCCTTGCCTTTGCCTTCGCTTTGGGCACCACCTTCTTGGTCACCTTCGCTGTCGCCAACTTCTAAATGAATATCGATTGTTTGTTGTGCCATTGCACCCGACTCTTTTAATTCGTCATAAATGCTTTCGGCAGTCCATTCATCGGTATCATACTTTGCATCATATAAAGGCTTAACTGTAGTAATAAGACGTCCAATTTTTTCACGTACTAGCATTCCGTTGATTTTGTAATCGCCTGCCATATTCCATAGCATACCGTCTCTGTCGCCTCGACGTAAGAAGTGTTCGTATATGCAATGTCCTACTTCGTGTCCTACTAAAAATACGGTTTCGTCGATGTCGAGTTTCATTACAAATTCTTCGTTGTAATAAAAGTTACGTCCGTCTACTGCGGCTGTAGGGCACCATTCGTCTGCACGTACTAGTTTTAAACGACATGCTACTTGTCCGAAAAAAGGTTGCTTAAACAACATTTTTACACGTGCGGCAACTAACTTGTCGTGTGCTGTATTGAACTGTTGCATATAATATACTCCTGGAATTTCTATTACAGTATTATAATAAACGAAGTAAGATGTATTGTCAACCACTAATGTTAATTAATTTAAATAAAATCATCTCATCATATGATTCGAAACTAACATATGCTTGGGTACCTTCTACAACTTTTTTGGGTGGTAGCCAATCGTCGTGCCATGCCATTTGTGAAATTCGTTTTGCTTCTTCACTTTGCCAAAAGTGCCATCCCCAACGGTGTTTACAGTTAGCATTACACCATTCTATGTACTTACTTGAGACACCGT